ATGTTCCATAAATACGGCTTAACTGATAAAGAAATCAACGAATTAAATCATAAATGATTGATAAAAAAATAGCCATATGCTTCAGAGGAAAGTGTCTTGACGAAAACATACATTGGGCTACAGGCGCGCCCAGGAAAACAGATTACAATAAAACTTTAATTTCCATAAGAAATAATTTAATAAAAACTAACCCACATTACAATTTTGATATATACTTGCACGGCTGGATATCCAAAGAAGCTGACCCAAACAAGATAGAGTCAGATTTTAATGCAAAAGCAAGTAAACTTGATAAACAGATAGACTTCTCTCCGTATTATAAAAGAATTAAAAATTATAGAGAAATATTACAATCCAGGTTTAGCCACTTACATAGAAAGAACCAATATTCTTACAATGATATAAATTTTTTTGATTATTTTAACAATATATTTTCATATGCATATAGCATATCTAACACAGTAAAATTAATAAGTCATCCCGAAAATTACGACTTAATAATAAATACTAGATACGATATAAATTTAACGCACACTGTCGAATTGGATTCCTTAAGTAGAGATAAAATCTATACAGATAATGTATCAGAAAATCACGGCCCGCTATTCTACGGAGACTTTATCCATATATCAAAACCAAGCATTGGCATGAAGTGGAAAAGTTTCTTTGATTGCGTTTCAGAGAATATATTTCTTCAGAACGATTTTAAAACATGGGCAAAAAATATAATAAAGAACGGTGCATCAGGAAAAAAAGATCACGGCTTGTACTCTCCTCAAATGATATACTCCTACTTCTCCCAAACACATACGCCACATAAAAGCGTTTTTCCAAAAATTAACTCAACACTTTTCAGATATTAATAATGATAAAAGCAGTACTATTTGATCTAGATGGAGTTCTTGTCGACTCAAGAGAAATGCATTACCTGGCGTTAAATAAAGCGCTAGAATATATAGATCCAAAATTTATAATCAAAAGAGAAGAGCATCTATCTACTTTTGACGGTTTACCAACAACAAGTAAACTTAATAAATTAACAGAAACAAAAGGTTTGCCAAAAGATCTTTACGATAAAGTATGGAAGCTTAAGCAAAAATTTACAGTTGAAGCAATAAACGAGCAGTATTCTGTAGATGAGAGATTGTGCAGTATACTTAAAAATTTAAAGAAAAAAGGCATCAAGATGTGCGTTTGCTCTAATTCCATTAGGGAAACTACAAAAATGATACTTTTAAGAAAGGGACTTATAGAGTATATTGAATTTTTTATAACTAACGAAGACGTAAGAAATCCAAAACCCAACCCCGAGATGTACTTGAGGGCAATGATACGACTTGAATTATCACCTAAAGAATGCGTTATAGTAGAAGATTCTCATGTTGGAAGGAAGGCGGCTATACTATCAGGAGCTAATCTCTGCGCTGTGATAAATCCAAATGATGTCGAATTATCTAAAATAGAACATATTATACAGAAAGCAAATGATAAATCAAAATTTAACCCCAAATGGCAAGGAGGCAAAATGAACGTACTTATACCAATGGCTGGAGCGGGATCCAGATTCAAAAAAGCTGGATATACATTCCCTAAACCATTAATTGAAGTCAGAGGCCAACCAATGATACAGGCGGTTGTCAATAATATAAATATTGACGCAAAACATATCTTTATAGTGCAAAAGGAACACTTTAAAAAGTATAACCTAAAAGAAACTTTAAATGCAATATCACCAGGTTGTGATATCGTAATAGTAGAAGGAGTAACTGAAGGCGCAGCTTGCACGACCCTACTAGCTAAAGACCTAATAAATAACAATGAACCCTTATTGATAGCAAACTCAGATCAATTTGTAGAATGGGACAGCAATCAATTCATGTATTCAATGATAGGAGACACTATTGACGGAGGTATACTAACATTCTATTCCACACATCCCAAATGGAGCTATGCAAAACTAAATGATGACGGTTTTGTTTCGGAGGTTCAAGAAAAAAAACCTATAAGTGATAAGGCTACAGTAGGTATTTACTATTGGACAAAAGGCTCGGATTACGTAAAATACGCAGAGCAAATGATCCAAAATGACACAAGAGTAAACAACGAGTTTTACGTATGCCCTGTTTATAATGAAGCGATTAAAGATAATAAAAAAATAAAAATCTTCGATATTCCTAAGATGTGGGGATTAGGAACCCCAGAAGATTTAAATTACTTCTTAGAGCATCAAGGAAAGGAAGATTCTGATCCGGATATGTGGGCAAATACTCCCAACCCTAATGAATAAGTTTAACCTGAAAGAATTCACAAGAGGTTGGTTTGTTGGTAATTTTAATCCCTCGCTAATCAAGACCAACGATGTTGAAGTTGGAGTAAAGGAATATAAAGCTGGAGACTATGAAGAATTCCACCACCACAAGGTTTCAACAGAAATTACTTGCATTACAAAAGGAGAAGTGGAAATGAATGGAGCAAGATATAAGGCAGGAGATATTATTGAAATAAAACCGCTTGAAGGTACAGACTTCAAAGCTATTACAGACAGCCAAAACGTTGTGATTAAGATTCCTGGAGCAAATAACGATAAATACTTAGGCGAAGCATGATTCTAGTATCTCATAGAGGAAATATTTCTGGACCAAACCCAGAAAACGAAAACCACCCAGATTACATAACAGAAGCTCTTTCGAGAGGATTTGATGTGGAGGTGGATGTATGGGGAGATAAAGAATTATGGCTTGGCCATGATAAGCCTCAATATAAATGTCCTACTAGCTTCCTTATTAACAACTATCAAAAATTATGGATTCATTGTAAAAACTTAGCAGCTATAGATATATTATCTGAGTTCAAGGTCTTAAATTATTTTTGGCATCAAAATGACGACTTTACCTTAACTTCTAAAAACTTTATATGGACATACCCAGGTAAGTATGTCTGCAATAAAAGTGTTTTAGTGATAGACGATGCAAGAGAATATGCAGGACCAATTTGTTTCGGGCTTTGTTCGGATTACCTCAAGTGAATGATACAAATATATTTTCTAAAAAATATTTCGACCATAATTATCATTTAAGTTATAGTCAAAGATTTTATCATAAATTCCTAACCTCATACTTATTAAGTATGGAGAGTTATATCGAAACTGTCTCCATAATTATTCAAGGAAAATTAAACAAAAGATCCATAGATACTATACCAGAATACTTAAAATACGGAGAAGTAATTGTTAGCTGCTGGGAAAATGACGACCTTTCTATGCTAGATAAGTATAAAGATAAAATTAAAATTATCGTAAACAAATATTCAAGCGCAAAAACCAAGCAAAAAAAAACAGGAAGTCAAGCTCCTTGGATTTTTCAAAATTTAACAACACTAAATGGATTAAAGGTTGCTAATGGTTATCTATGTATTAAATTAAGATCGGACGAGAGCTACCCAGTGCTAGATCCATTAATAAATAAATTTAAATACAATAGAGACACAAAAGATCCAAGTACAAATTTATATAATCACAATAAAATAATAACATCCAACATTTATTTTAGGAACGACAGGCACAGCAAATTTCATCCATCTGATCATATAATAGCTGGAACAAAAAACCGTATGTTAGAGTCATTTAAACTATCCAACACGTACTGCTATAAACCACACACTGAATTTCCAGAACAATTAATTGCACATGCAGTTATAAATAGTTACATAGACCCTATATTAAAAAAAACAAACAAAGCTAACCTTCAAAATTCCAAAGAGCTAATGAAAAAACATTTTGATATAATCAGAATAAGAGATCTACCCAATCATGTATGGACTTCCAGCTATCGAAAATATGACGCTCTATACAATGAGGAAGATTGGTGCCATGATATAAATTCTATATAAAAAATAGTTGATAAAATAAATACAGGACATATAATCCTGTATCATGAGTATTTCACTTTACAAACCAAATAGTAAAAATACAGGCTGCGCCTTTAATTTTAAAATAGGAGTAAATAAAAGCAGAGAACCTGTTATTTACGCCAGTGCAATTCAGCAATATAGTTGGGACGACAAAAAGAAGACGGGAAATTTTTCTGGAAACGGTAGTGACCCAGACAAGAGAATTAATTTAAAATTTACAGAATTCGAAATTGGCGGAATAATAAGCTCGTTCAAGCATAGAAACGATTTTTCAACCTTCCATTCTTTTGAGGATAATAAAACATCAATTAAATGCACGCCTTGGGATAAGAAAACAAAAGTAAAGCAGGGCGATAAAGATGCGTGGATAACATTACCAGCATTTGGTATTAACGTTACAAGAAACGGTAATCAGATCTTTAGGATACCCCTAGAACCCGGTGAGGTAGAAAATTTATCTCAATTTTTCTATTTTTACTTATCTGAATTATACAAGCATAGAAGAAAAGAAGAGATTAAAAGGCTTAAAGAATCAAGACCCTCAAGTCCACAAGTTAGTTCTAGCTCAAGTGGCCAAGAGGCTCCTTTTTAATGAAAAAGAAAAAGGTACTAATTCATAGTAATCACTGTAAAGCTTATACAGGTTTCGGTAAGAATGCCAAAAATATCTTACTTCATTTACATAAAACTGGTAAGTATGAAATTATAGAATTTGCTAATGGAAAAAGATGGGGAGATCCATCCTTAAAATTATTACCCTGGAAATCTCAAGGGTCATTACCTAGCGACCCATCAACCTTACAAAAGATAAATCAAGATCAAGCACTAGCTCGAAACGCTGGCTACGGCGGACAAACAATTGATAAAATCATAGAACAAGAAAAACCAGATCTATACATAGGCGTAGAAGACATATGGGCTTTCTCTGGGTATACCAGTAGAAAATGGTGGAATAAAATAAATTGCATGATATGGACAACGCTTGATAGCCTACCCATTCTACCAGAAGCAGTAAACAACGCATCTAAAATTAAAAATTATTTTACGTGGTCTTCATTTGCGTCAAAATCTTTAAACAAATCAGGACATGATCATGTAAAAACTCTCCACGGAGCAGTTGATGACACTAATTTCTACAAACTAAGTGAAGATAAAAGAATAAATCTTAGAAATAAAAATAATATAGATCAAAACGACTTTATTATCGGTTTTGTTTTCAGAAATCAATTAAGAAAATCCGTACCTAATCTACTTGAAGGTTACAAAACATTTTGCAAACAAAATCCTGAGTGCAAAGCTAAACTACTACTGCACACACATTGGAAAGAAGGCTGGGACATACCTAGACTAATAGAAGAAAAAGGTATTGATCCAAAAAATATTTTAACCACATATGTTTGCGAGCACTGTAAGAATTTTGAAATCAAACCTTACGAAGAGGAAAAGAAAGACTGTAAATTATGTGGGGCAGAAAAAAGCCAAGTTACACCAAATACTAAATTAGGAGTAACCGAAGAACAGTTAAATGAAATTTATAACTTGATGGATGTATACTGCCACCCATTTACCAGTGGTGGTCAAGAAATACCAATCCAAGAAGCTAAATTAGCAGAGTTAATTACTTTAGTCACAAACTATAGTTGTGGAGAAGATTGTTGCACTGAAGACAGCGCAGGTCTTCCATTAAACTGGTCAGAGTATAGAGAGCCCGGCACTCAATTCATTAAGGCTAGTACTAAACCAGAAAGTATCGCAAGTCAACTCAAAAAAGTCTATAAAATGAAAAAATCGAAAAGGCTAGAGCTTGGCAGGTTAGCAAGAGAATTCGTAATCAAAAATTATAGCGTTAATTCTGTAGGTAAGCAATTAGAATCAATAATAGACAGTATGCCTGAAGTCGACTGGGATTTTGACTTTAAACCAATAGAAAAAAACCCTCATTATGAACCACCACAAATTAAAAATGATGGAGATTTCATTAAAGATATATACATAAACATCCTACAACTTGAAGTTTCTGAATCAGACGAAGGCTTCAAGCACTGGATGCAAAGACTATCTTCTGATATGTCTCGAGATGATGTACTTAATCATTTCAGAAAAGTAGCTCTAAACGAAAATAAGAAATCAGAAAAAATAGACTTTAAAGATATTCTAGATAAAAACGATGAAGACAATAGATTATTATTCTGCATGCCCGAGAGTATAGGTGATATATATATGTGCACATCTTTATTAAAAAATATAAAACAATTATATCCAAAATATAATATCTATTTTGCAACAAAACCTGAGTACTTTCAAATACTAGAAGGTAATCCTTATATACATAAAGTAATCCCTTATAGTAAAGCTCTAGATAACTTACCTGCAATGGAAGGACAATCGCATCATAAAGGCTTTTTTGAAATAGCCTTTCTACCTTTTATAGGAACCCAAAGAATATTAAATTATATGCACAACGGAAAAGATAAAATACAATTTGACTTATGCACCTAATAGAACAATATGCACTATCTTGCGGCGTTAAAATTGATAAGCCTCATATAGAAACCTCATTTTTCCCAGTTTCTTCGGAAAAATATATTACCATACATGCTAGTAGCGGAATGGAGTCAAAAAACTATGATTACTATAATGATGTTATAGAAATGATACATCCATACCTCAAAGAAAATAATATAAACATCATACAAATAGGTTCTAAAGATGATGAGAAATTAAATAATTGCGAACATCTAAATGGTTCAACGACGATAAGGCAAACTGCGCATGTTATACAAAACAGTTTACTTCATTTTGGTAACGATTCATTCTCCACCCATGTTGCTTCTGGATTTAATAAAAAAATTGTTTGTCTGTATGGAATTCTATACAAAGAATGTTGTGGCCCATACTGGGGAGATAAAACAAATCATGTACTACTTGAATCTCACAGAAATGGATCGAAAGCTTCTTTTTCGAATAAAGAGTTTCCGAAATCTGTTAATTTAATAAAACCAGAAGAAGTTGCAAGAGGTGTGTTAGATTTATTAGATATAGAGAACCAACTTCACAATATAGAAACTATACACATAGGAAAAGGTTACCACGTTCCTTCTTTGTCCGTAGTACCTAACCATATAATGCCTTCTAATTTTGCTCCTGGACAACCTGTTAATATATGGGGTCATGAGTTTTTTGATGAGCAAAACATTATGCAATGGGCTTATAATAGAAAATGTAACATCTTTCTCGATCAACCCATGTCAGTCAAGTACTTAAATATTATACGCAATAACATAAACCAAATCAATTATTACGTATCCAAAGATACAGACCCAAAATACTTTAAAGTACTAGAAAGGGGCGGAGTGAAATTTAAATTAATATGCAAAGAAGAAGAGAGCTTGAATGATCTGCGACTTAAATTTTTCGATTGGGACATTCATTTTATACAAAAAACAACAAAAAAAGATGTTGACAATGTAAAAAAACTATGTAATAATACTCGTTATCAAAGTAAGATACAAATTATATCAAACGCAAAAATATATAACAGTAAAGCTGCATGGAAAAATGACGTGCAAAATAGCGATACAGTTATAGATTGCCCAGAGTTCTGGGAACAAATAAACTCAATTAAACTTTATAACGAAAAACAATATGACGACAAAAACAGCAACAGATAATTCCGTAACATTCGAATCAGAAGTCTCAGTAAAACAAGCTCAAAAGTCAATACCTAAAAAATATGTAAACGGCCCAGGGCGTTTTTGTCGAAATGAATTCGGCCTACTAAATGAAGTGAGTTATGACTTTGATGAAGACGGTTCCGTTAACTGGAGGTCAATGATTAAAGATGAGCACTTATTTCCAAATAAGTCGTGGTTTGATCTTCGCAAGAAAGATGTGCCAAGAAGTATTGATGGGCTTAAAGATCATCAACTACTAATTAAACTTTCCGGAATTAAAGAACTTGCTAAACTCAGAGGTTTTTCTGACGTTTCCTATGAAGTAGTTAAATGTGAGCCCGATCATGTAGCTGTAATTTGTAGAGTTACATTTTTACCCAACTACGAAACAGGAAGTAAAACGGTAACCTTTCAAGATATGGCAAACGCTACACTCAATAACACAAGCAGCTTCGCAACTAAATTCCTAGAAACTATTGCGTGTAATCGAGCTTTTGTTCGTTGTGTCAGAAACTTCCTCAATGTACATATTGTTGGTGATGATGAAATAGATAAGTCATCTAACAATAGTAATACCCAAGTTAATATATCGGCATCATTAACTCCATACTCAATGATAGAAAACTTAGCTAAAGATAAACTAAGTTGTTCTAACTTCGAAGAATTCAAAGTTGTCCTTAGAGACTGGTGGGCTTCAGGTAAATATAAAAACGATGAAGTCAAAAACTGGAATGAGTACTCAGATATTCCTGCAACACAAGCAAGAATATTAATGAAAGTAATTAACAGTTAGCTTTAGCCTCAAGATTAGAAAGGCGCTCTTCTAAAATATCAATTTTTTTTTGCTGATCTTTTATAGCGCCAACCAGTAAAGCAGTAACTCGATCATACTTAACTGCTTTAAAGCCATTATCCCTAGTAACAACTATTTCAGGAGCAACCTTTTCTACTTGCTGAGCAATAAGACCAATATCATGACCACTGTAAGTTCCTTGTTTATTATTCCAGTCAAACTCGACAGCGTCAAGGGATAAAATTTTATCTAAAGGTTTATCAATAGAAATTATATTATCTTTTAATTTTTCATCGGAAGAAGTGAAAGCGATAACATCACCTAAACTATGTACTCCATTTAAACATCCAATATAAAAAGCATGATCTTTTGTAGCTAAAGTATTTATTCCGATCACATGACAATTTATTTTATCCTCAATTCTATTATTAAAACCTTGAATAATACTAGAAGATCTGGAATTTTTAATTACATTATTTTGGCCACCCAAAATAACATTAACCGCATCGTAACCTCCACCAAAAAGACTTGAGTCTGACGGAGGTGCGGGATTAACAATTTCAGTAGAATCAAAAGATCCGCCGGATTCTATTACGGAAGGTATATTTACATCAGGATTAGACATTATATTTTATATTAATTAAATTAAATTCAGAAGTCCAGAATCATTATTAGAATAGTATTTACCCATCATGCTAGGGTTAGTAAAACCATTATAAATAAAAATCCAATTTTCTGTTGACGATAAAAACAACCAATGCCCATTAATAGAATATACATTACTAACAAAAGTCCAACCGTATATTGTTGAGCCTTGCGTTGAATGTACATACATCCAGAAATTTATTTCCGGACTGACCTCCTCGGTATATAATGCATTTACATCTAAAGGTGGTTGCCCTGCAGTCCACTTATTAGAATCCTCTGGAAGCGGCGTGGTTTCAGAATTAGCTTCGGTACAATAATATAAATGACTAATATTATTTATATTTCTTGTAACGATATCATTTACCTCATAACTATCCCCAGATTGCCATACTTTGGCATCCAATATTCTCCTCCAATATTTATTACCATAAAACACAATTGCATCTTTAGGGATCTCATTGGGAACTGTTAAGGGAGAAGACCAAACCCCATAATATTTATAATCTGAACCCCTAAATCTCGGAAGTAAAAACACAGACATATCTTTATTATTATAAAAAGCATTTTTAATTTCCAACCACTTGTTATGATCATTAAATGCGGATATATCTCCCCTCAATAAATTCTGAGGGCAATAAACTTCTTTACCTAACTTAGAATTTTCCAACACATAACCATCTTGACCTAGGTGTACTGGAGTTGGAGATACATCGGTAACAATCGCTTTTTCACCAAATCTACCTAAAACCTTAAAAGATATTGGAGAAAAATCATAGTCAAAAACTATACTACGATCTTCTGTGGAATAAATATTATTAATATAAGTCCCAAAATCAATAACTGGTGGATTATATTCTATATGATTATATCTACCGGCAGATACTGACTGAAGGCTTCCTCCTTCAATTTTATTAAAGCTGCCAGCCCCAATCATGTTAGCTCCAGCGTGACCACTAGTTGATTCTGGCATTTCGTTCTTATATCCTGCGCATATTACAGAAAAATTATCTCCCACATTATTATCAAATCCACCAACTATCGTAGAAAATCTGCCAGTTATATCATTATATGCGCCACCCACAATACTAGAAGCAAGACCATGAAATCCGCCGTAACCAGTTATATTCTGATTATACCCTCCCCCTATAAATGTAGCATTAGGTCCATCCATACTATAAAAATCAACATCTGTTCTAGGAACATTATTGAGGGTTAATGTCCCCTTGATTTCTATTTTATTCTCTTGACCATTAAACCTAATATAAGATTCATCACTACCCACATCAAATTTTGGATTAGGTAAATTATTTTCCAATTCATTACCCAAAAAGAAGCCTGTGACACCATTAGCATATTCTTTACCGACTGTTTTAATGACACCTCCGTGACCAACATATTGATTGCTGGGATTAAGTTCTCCCTCCCCCATAGTTAGCGTTCTTGTTATAATTGCGTCTTCAGCTAATAAAAGTCTAGTTGCTACAGATTCAAATTGCGCTCCAAAAGTTTTCCAATAAAAAGAATTGGTACTTATACTAGGATCCATATGACCGACACTTGAAGGTCCACTACTATTTATTGCCATATAAAAAGTATTGTTAGTGTCTCTAAATACTACGTCACCACGCAAATCTTCTACTTCGTTAGCTCCATCTAGAACCCCTATATAATCCTTATCAGGGCTCCATATACCTCTAAACACAGGAGACCTCCCGGTTGGTCCTGGAGCTCCATCAGATAATAAACTTATAGAATTTACATGCTCAATTCCTTGCTCAATTCCCGATGCAAATATAACTAAAGAACTTAAAAAAGAAGGGTTTTGACTCTGAATCATTGCATCGAAACCAGTGACATCAAATATAGCAGTAGCCTTTTTTATATTATTATCAAACCCCCCATAAACACCAAAGCTTGCATCAGAAGATGTTAGTGTTGGGTCATACTTAAATCCACTTATATCATACTTTCCATTATTATGGTCTGTATATGAAATATATTCATAACCTCCAGGACTTGTTACCTTAAATCTAACTTGGTTTGAATCAATAGAGCTGTTTCTGTAATAAGCGGATATCTTTGAGGAAGCGCTTGCGTCTTGAGGAACAAGGGCGTTTGAGGCATCTTCTACATAATCAAAATAATTAGGTTCGCAAGATAAAGACATCAAGGTAAATTCTGTACCGTCTTTTTGCCTTATATTTCCTTCTATAGTAAGATCTCCATCATCGAAATATAAACGTCCATTATCTGCGGCAAATACAAAAGATCCATCACCACTAATCGCAAATCCATCAGGCTGACTGCTTGCTGGCTCAACTAATCCAGGAAAGCCTGCGCTTCTAATTTGTCCACTTAAATTATTTCCGCCAACCTGTATATCTTGACCATATATTTCTGCAGACCTAATTTTATCTGCCGTAAGATTATGTACTTTTGCGTTAGTTATTGCTGCGTTCTGTATATGAGCTGTACCTATAGTAGCGTTAGCAAAAGCGTGCCACATTGGAGTAGCGGTTCCTAAAGAATTTCTCGCAATTATAAAGTCATGTTCGGGTCCGAGTAGATTAGGTTTACTTTCATCAACGCCTATGCTCTGACCTTCTCCGGCAGGATGATAATAAGAAGTGTCATAATTTCCGGTGTAATAAATACTCCTTAAAGGATTATTGATTCCCCTAGGTCCATCATCAAGACCCTCTAGATCAGCTCCATTTAAACCAACAAGACCTAATTCTATTTTTTGATCTTCTGTCAGTGGAGTAATACTTTCCCCATGAGTAGGGATTTTACCTGTCGCGCTCCAATAAATAAAAGGGTCAGTCGTTTCCCCTGGGCCAATAACATATCCAGTTCCATTATAATATATAAAATGCCTATCCCAAGAAACAGACGGTGCTTGAGGAGTATTATCTTTAAATGGATCATTAGGGATTAATGATAAAACATTTGGAAAAACCTCTGTAATATTTTGCTCAAAATCTTGAATATCAGTGGTTTCCATTTGACCTAAAATAAGATCTAATCCCTTTACATCGATCAGACTTGTATCTCCATCCCCCATAAAAGGCCCTTTATTGCCCCCATTATCTACAGGTCTAATCCAAAAATATTTTCTTTGATTTGTTTTTCCTTTATATATAGCATCTAAATTACTTGGCCTACTAGCAGTAATATTTAATATTCTCTCAGCATTACCTATCCCATCAGCGGGATCTTCTATTTCACTTAACAATGGACCTATAGAGGAAAGAGGTTGGCCAATTCTATTGTAACCTGTATTCTCCAAGTGCGTTAGATTTTTATTTAAAGCTGGAAATTTTAAAACATCGTCATTTGAAGCCCAGATCTCATAGTATTTTATGTCCCTAGGAACTAAACCTGGATTTCCGATAGTCGTTACAGGTGAATCCCAATTCAAAAAATACGTTTCAAAAGATGTGTCTCCTTCAAAATTCTCAACAGGGCCAGGTACATAATTATCTATCAGGTTTTCAGATACAGGCCCAGGTGGCAGACTAGGATCTTCATTACTGTAACCTTTGGGGTATATTCTGACGTAACCGTCAACACTATACAAATCTCCAGAACCAAAGTCATCAAAAGGTAATATCTTATAGTAATACCCAGTCATCTCCTCGTCTATAGGAGGAGGATTTTCCGGGCCGTCATCCACTATTGTATTTACATTTGTACCAAAAGTAGCGTCTGCTGGACCAAACGTACTTTTAACAAAAGTAGCAGCCCCAGTACCAGGTAAACCCTCGCTATCCAATATACTAAAATTTTCATCCTCAGATCGATATAAATGAACTTTGGTTGTTTTTTCTCTTGACTCAGAAGCGTAATTAAAATGAAATTTAGTTTTAGTGACTTCACTAAAAGAATCCACTCTAAAAGTTCGATCTAAAATACTAGGCTCTTGATTTACCCCTATTATTCTTTCTGTTTGAATTGGATTGCCTAGGTTATCCAAAAGTGCAATCTCGAAACCAATAGATCTTTTACCGCTCTCAGGTATACCTTTGTGCCCGAAAATTACATTTTGATAATTCGAACTTCTTTCCCATATGGGCATCCAATGAGATTGGATATAATTGATATCCCCGACGCCAGCAGACTCTGTCTGGGCGTAAACAGGAGACCCAGTGGGTTCATCTTGCAAGGCTTTATAAACCATACCTTCGTCAAAAACTAGATCATTAATTTTGTAAGATACACTTTGATCATATCCACTAATACTTATATCGAAACTATCGGAAGATTTAGGGTTCTGCAAAATCCAAGTACTCGAATCTAAAACAGGAGACCCTACTATAGGCGCACTAACATCCCTATCAACTTTAAATATACTTTCTGCATAATCAACTGATTCTTTAGCTAAAGACCAATAGGAATTATTTAAAGAAGGGGTTACGGCTTGCGGTTGATTCTTTAAAGCTTTATATATCTCACCATTATATAAAACTAAATTACCAACATAATACCCCCTACTAGGATTAAATATTTCAGCGGACACATTAGGTAAGACAACTAAGTCTCCGGAGCTATAATCATGATTCTGGTTAAAAAAATCAGAGGAATACTCTGGCCCAAAATTTTGATTAACAATATATATATTATTTTCATATTGAACAGCATCAGAATATAATGAATTATTATTGAATAAATAATTTTGATTAGATTGCCAATCTTGATATTCTGGTTTAATATACGGGGATTGTATAGAATTATTCGCCTTTACCTCAAAGATTTTATCTTCACTACCAATAACGTGAAGAGGCCCACTTGTTTTCGAGTAAGCTACAGACGGATCGAAGTCTATAAGATCTTCGGGGAATCCTCCTCTTTTATATAATTGATTATTTAATTCTCTAGTATATTCATAAGAGTAAAATATTCTTGCGTTATGTAAGTTTGTTTCTATATTCTTTTCTAATAGATCACCAACAAAAGCTGACGATAGATCATTTCCATAAGTGATAGGAGCTACAAACCTTTCAGTGTCTGCGTCAAACAAATGCCCACTAAAACCCAATAACCTAGGCACATCTGATTCAGATAGAATAAACCTCTCATTTTGTAAATCGACAGCATTACCATCGCTATCAATAGCACCCCAAGAGAATATTAAATCATCCTTTCTTTCTCTGTAAGAAAGATTTTGTATTTGAATAAACGAAGTAAAATCTTTAAGGTCCCCACCAACAGTTAATCCTTCTTCGGAAATATTATAATTTACTCCCGTACCAAAACCATCTACTGGCTGAATTCCATAATAATAAGAAAGTCCAAAAACCTGATCATAAGAAAAGCTATTATTCTGAACGTAACCATTAACTAAGAAAAAATCATCTACAGGTTCTTCAAGTTTTTCCCAATAACTTGAATTATTAGGAGATTTTGAAGATGAAGCTGTATGTTCAGAAATTGATCTGTATACAAAACCATCAGAATATTTTACAAATTGCCCCTGTTGATAATTTTTGTTTGGAATATTTTTCCAATCCCCAGCATCTTTTAGTTTATTATAATATTCATAATTATCAACTATACTACTAGATGAATATAAGGTTTTATCTCTAGGTAAAGCCAAACCGCTTACTCTAGCATCAATAAAGTCTGTATCAGAAGAGTTCCAGGAAAATAAAACAGACGACCCATTCATTTCACTTGAAAAACTATTAAAAACAGGAGCAGGGTTTATTCCAGTTAAAAGACCAGTGCAAGTTCTACCGAAAGAATCGTGGGCAACTATTTCAATAGAATTTATTCTTTCTAAAGATAAATCCTGAAAGGTGCCTGGGCCTAAATTTAATTGAAAATCTCTATAGAAATTTAAAGCTTCTCCTGGGTCCGCCGAGCTTAATTCTCTCTCCATATCTGGAGAATCATTCAAAACTTGTTCAGATATTAAATTACCCTGCTGCCCTGCATATATTTTAATTTCAAAATGATCAAAAAAAGTATCATTCAATAATTCAGAATTTAAAGACTTACCTTCATTAGCGTGACCAATAGGAGGTACTAGGTCCCACTTTAACTGAATATCCTTGCCGACAAACTCGGAATTGACAATTAATTTATCACCTTCAAAGAGAGGGCTATATTCATTAACGCTCCCTATATTAGCTTTTTCTGGTAAATTATCAATTCTTAAATTAGAAAAGGTAAATGTTCCATCGAATTCTGGAGCACTAATACTTATTGTATCTTGAATAAATTCAGATCTTATACCTATTTGACTTACGGCAAACACCCTGACATTAAAAATCCCATAATTACCATATAAAGGAATAATTTTATCACAAGTTTCCCCAACTTCATCGACTAGTTTACTCCCTATGCCTAAATTATGAGTAAAAGAATAGTTATCTGATGTACCGACAACTTCGTATGAAGCGCTTAAATCCATCACTTCGAATTGAATCCCTATCGTTGTTGAAGACATTATGAAGTAAGATCGCTTAAGATTAAATTTTGAGGAGGTTCAGGTAAACGCATATCTGCTTGTGGAGGAATAGGCACTGTCGGAACCTTAATAGGTAAATTTTTATCTATAGATTCAAACTTTGACTTATTATATTCTAAACCTACAACTTCATATTTTCTATATTCCATTTCCTTTACAGATAAAACCCTAAAAGCTTGTGACTGAAAATGCCTCAAAGATATGTTTTTGATTGACTCTGTGTAAAAAATCGACCCACTATCCGAAACATTGGTAGACTGAATTATTGAGGCTGCGGATTCTGAATCAAATAACTCTACTTCGTCATCATTAACAAAAGCTGTACTCCATTTTGCATTCATAATAGAATTAAGAGAATCACTACCAGACGTAAATCCAGAAATTTCTATAACCCTATTTCTATACAAGTCCAACCCATGACCTTCAGGTAATCTTATTTTAATACAGTCTTTTTTGGTTAAAGAGCTTGTTTCGCTCAAAAACTCAACAGAACTTATTAAGCTTGAATGGTAAGCTGGATTAGAAGACTTATCAGAGTTAGTTAAAGAAACTTCTGTTTCTTCAGGAGGAGAGTCATTATAAAATTCATCAACTAAACCCATATGGTAAGCGCTTTGAGAAATTACCCAATAACCCGCAGGGGAAGTGGAAACTTTTAAAACTTTATACTCACCACCTTCAGCGAGGATTATATCTTGCCCTGACAAATAATCATGCTGGTCATCATATATAAAAAATATACCAACCTTACCGCCACTAATTTCATCATCATCATTACCAATACGCTCAACATACATCCATTTCTCTTCGCTATTAGACCACCAAAAATTATAATGCAAAGATTCATTCGTTGACACCCACCCGACACCCGTCCACCAGAACCAAAAAAACTCATCGACATTAGCTCTATCATCTTTCATGGAGCCAATATATATCCAGCCCATATATTGCCCATAAAACCATTCCTTACTACCCGAGAACCACACAGGTCCAAATATACTTGTATCATACCAACTACTAGCTTTATCAAGGGTTTTGATAATAAATAAATTATTCATATTACTAGGCAAAGAAGTGGCTCCGGAAACTTGAGATCCATATAAACCCTGAATATAGTAAGCTGATCCTATCTCAACTTGGTTAATATAGGATTGAGTAATCTCCCTGCCTCTATTATTTATTTTCTCTATACATAGAAAATGATCTCCGCCTATATTATCAAAATTATCCCGTCCAGCATCAAGAATCTTAAGAACATTGATCCCATCAACAGAAACTTGAAGGGTGTGTTCGGTAGAGTTTATCACATAATACGAAAAAGTTCCTATTCTATTTTTTTGCAAACCCAAAGGAAGAACGCCTTCCGAAACGAACCTAACCCTATCACCATCCTCCAACCCATGATTATATATTCTTATTTTACTTGCATCGCTTTCAACCAGGAACGGCAACTTAACCATCAACTCAGAAATTATAGATGATTGTCCTTGAGGTCCTTTTATTTCTATAGAGGGATTATAATTTAACACTCCTTGGAATTTTACAATTTGAGGAGCTGGAGAAGCTATAGACCTTATTTCTTCATCTTGATCTTCACTAGATTTATGATGAGGCGCCCTCTCATTTAATTCTAAATCTGTAATAGTAGGCATACCTACATTTACAGTTATATCAACTTTATCGATCGCGATTAAATCTCTGGCTGATTTATCAATTAAAAAATAATCAGATCCATCATTAAATTTACTGACATCCAATAATCTACCACTCATATTTCTCCCAGCACGCGATTCATCAGATACCTCAATAATACATCCCGGATACAAATAAGATGCCTCCTCTGAAGCGGTGAATGAAACTTGCTCAACCTCAACTTGAGAGCTCATTAAAAACCACTTGGCTAACCTTCTTGCTTGAGTTTCCGAGGTTATACCTAAACCCATTACTTCTTTTTGTTGGTACCCAAATAACCTCATTCCGTCAGAATCTTCTTCATACACCATATCAGGGGCAAAGTTCTTATCCTTATTATTAAATCTAATAAGAACAGCTGTAAATTTTTTGTTTTTTTCTGTTCCAGAATAAATAAATCCTTTCTCACGAGAAACATTAGAATTATTAAACAGCATAATTGGATTTTTTTCGCTATCCTGAAGGGTAATTATTTTTCCAAAACTATAACCAACTAAACCTCTAAAAACTGAAGCTATATTATTCATAGCCTGAATAGCCTCCGTTTTTTCGTTTAAATACATATTGCAAGTAAACCTACTCTCTACAATGGGGTGACTAATTTGAGCACAGCAAGCTCCCACAGTATAATGATAACCTTCTTCATAAAAAGTTGCAGGGTTATCTAGAAGATTAGGGCCATAAAGAGTGACTGTTTTTGCTGAGGGGTCGCTAGACTTTATCACTCTCTCTACAATTTTAACATTGCCCTTTCTAATAGCAGATTTTCTAGCGAAATCCTCTTTTTCATCCAAAGAAAAAATTCCGCTCCCTCCGTGCTGATATACAAAAAGAGCAATTTTTGCACCGCGCATTGAATCTCCGTTACCAAATTCTTTAATAAACTGGTGTTCATCTAAGGTTTCATAATCATCAACAGAAACAACCCTATTAGCTTTATCCACGAAATAACTTTTTTTATAAATTAAAACATCAAAAGACCCCAGCTCACCATCCTCAGGGTCATCATGTTCTATGTTATTACAAACAAATGATCTTGGGAAATGTGTTGCGGTTTCGATTGGATACCTAGTTTCGACTAACTCATCACAGTATTTGGCTACTTGATAAAGTTGCCACTTATCTATATTATATTGCTCAAGACCATATTTACCAAGCCCATATCTTGGATTTTGAACTAAATCAAAAAAGATCCAAGCGGGATTATCCGTCCAAAATTTAAATTTATCAGATATTGAACTAAGGGGATCATCAAAACCTATTAAGTCTCCAGCAGCATCGACCGACTGACCTTTAAATAAACCATCCCACGGCCCCTTATAAGTTTTGGACAGCGGATCATAATTGGAGGGGATTAATACTTTTTTTAACTTTACATGATAAGTTCTATTTGGAATTGATTTAAAATTTTTACTATCAAAAGTTATTTTAACCATAGCTGTATCTGGGTATAGCATTGGGCTCAAAATTCTTTCTTGAACAGTGTGTATTTTTAATTGCCTCTGAGCAGCTATTCCTCCTACGTTAGTCAGCGTAGACCCAGGTCTATCAAAACACGAATAGTATGGGGCTTTTTTATTTTTTCCGCTCTTCTTTTTATGCTTAGCTGATGGGTCATATTCAGAACTTAATTTAACAACAGAAATGACTGTTGCGCCCCTCATTTGGTCAAAATTTTCTAAAGGATCAAACTCGAATTCAACATCAAAATTACAAGAGCTAGTTATCCCCCATACAATAAAAAATCCCCTAGGATCTATAAATAATCCGCCAGGATCACTATTTTGTGATTTTATGTAAGTGTCTACGGGACTTTCTTCGTTGGAAAAAAATATTCCTGTTGAAGTATCAGGATTAATATGTTCCGAGTCATGCCATTTCCTGAATATACTCTGTTCGTTTTGCGATAAAAATTCCTGAGCCAGCTCATCAATAGTCCTATTTCTATTTGTCCAAGAGGATTTTAAATTAATAATTTTAGTATAGCAATTAAGATAAGTGCTACCCTCTTGAGCCCACTCAGATTTAGCTGAAGAATTTGAGCCAGCTACATTAATAGCGTTTTTAATTTTTTCTAAAGTCGAAAAAGTTTGCCCATTTATCTTTATAGATAACACCCTAGAACGCCCAACTTCTAAAATATTTTCACTTTTCCCGTTCCTAGATATTGTGATCGCAAACCTAATTGAATTAAATATAGTAGCCCCGTCATCCATGCTCTGAGTTAGTGCCGCAGAAAGAGAAACATTAAATTTTGAGACATATTGATTCCTGGATGCATGACTAAACATCTTAGCTCCCTGAGTAAGAGCTTCGCTAATATCAACGTATTCTGATTTAGGTTTTCCAACATCACCATCTTGATAAGGGCTGGGACCAAAGCAACCCATATTATATTCAGTTAATAAAGAAACTTCTGGGGATAAAACCTTAGATTGGCTAGCGGAGCCATCCTTGAATTCGGGGAGGATTCCTCGTTCGTTTAAAACATAATTAAATATATCTTTACCGTTGACAGAGCTTTTAATTGGTACATTATTTAAAAATATTCCAGCCCTAATATCACCTTCGGATATAGCTCCACCATTTTGATTAACGAATCCTTCTATTGGACCCTCAGATATAATATCTAAGTACTCAACGTCAGTAAAGCTTTCTAGAACATACTTAACTGAATGAGTGCGCTCATCTAACCTTGAGTTTGTATTTTTTGCATCTACATTTATAGACCCCACTTTAAGCCTTCCGTAACCAATAGGAACAACAATTCCTTGCGCTTGCCTATTCTTGGAAGAGCTTAATAGGTAAGATTTAGTGGAAATTTGTTTGCCAGGTTTAGGCGGCTCTGGAGGTTTGAATAATGCATTAATAGCATAACTTACCGCAACAGAAACTAATGTCATCACGAGAACCTTTCCCCAAGAAATGGATGCTACAACTCCAGCTATAGCAGTTATACTAGAAACAACCGCCCCTCCTTGAGCGACTGGAACTAAGTGCAGTTCCTCTTTTTTAAAATTTAAATCCATATATTCTTTATGAAATACAGAATTATCCAATTCTTCTTGAGACTTTATCTTAGCAGGATCTTTAGTGAAAACAGCGTACTCTTGGCCTTCTTTTTTTGCGTCGATTACATATTTTATAAAACCTTCGTTATTAGATTCTAAAGCAATCATTATCTCCGGGAGATTTTTAGCGTGAAGCTCAAATTTCCTCCCAAATCTTTTACCTAAAGACCCATGTAAATATACCTTTTTCATTCCTTATACCTTAGGTATAATACACTATTTTTTTAAAAAATAAAAATCATCATTTTTAAGACTATATATCAGAAAAGGAATATCCACCTCTTTTTGAGATCTTATATCCATAAAAGAAGGATTTGCAGAACAATTTATATGAGAATGATATATGCAGTCAGGATCAACTTCAATAATTTCCAAGGGATTAATAAGGAAATTATTTACCTTACTAGGGCTAATGTTCTCGCATTTTATCACACGCATATCTTTAATAAACCCACAGCATTCTTGTTCTTTATTTTTAAGACATTCTTTTCTAACATCATCGTAAACTTTACTAGAAAAAATCATCCTTCCACAGGAAAGTTTTCTGTACCGGGAAAACCCCCAAACCTCAAACCTGGATAAGTCTTATGAGATTTATTATAATCAGACAAACCTTCATCGTCAGAAAACCTTAAAGAGCAAGACCCAAGAGTTCTTTTGCATTCATCTTTCAACCAATATTTTTTATCAAAAAATGGGTGATGTCTTTTGGGTTCATTGTGTTTTTGAATACATACAAAAACTTGAGGAGTACTTCTGTAAGGATTAGATGAATGTTTCCCTATAATTTTAACCATATCTCCAACTTCATAATTTTTAGGATCGCCTACAGAACCTTCTTTTCCATAAACATTCCACTCCTTAATTTCATCAATCCCATCAACTGTTTTATCTATAGAACCTAAATCCTCATCATTACTATTCTCTGAAAACCCTTTAATTAAACTCGTTCCGTCAGAAGTTTCTAACGGTAAACCTTTATAACCACAACCAATACTACACCTATAAGTCCAACCGCAATAAGAAGACATAACACTTCTTGCGGGGACATAAGATCCTTCAAGCTCTAGAGCAGAAACTAGCTCTAGTTCAATCATATCTTTTTGCTCAATTGTTTTTTTGTTTACAAAAAATACATCATCATCAAAATGAGTATCTGCATTAGGAGTCCCAAAATGGGTGTCACCAAAAAAGTTTTTATTTCTATTTAAATAATTATCTCCATCAAGAAACTTAGAAAAAGTCCTCTTCCTGATTACTGTGCAATTTGCGAAATCTTTATTAAGTTTAAATATTAAAGAAAATATTCCATCTGGATTAGCTATCCTCAATTTAGGCCTAGGTAATCGACCATTACCAACTTTTTCAAAACCTTCTGCCTCTATAGGTAAAGGTTGATACCCATTACCCTGCCAATATACAGGATTTGTTCCATTTATCATTGCACAGAATCTATAAACTGCAGATTCTCCAAAGTTAATATCAGAAACGTATTTTAAGCTTTCGATGTTTTCCTGCAATATACTAAAGTCAATTTCAAACAGCTCAATTACTGTGTCAGGAGAAATAGACATCATTTGTTTAGAAAGCTGCGAAGAAGACTCACTCATGATCTAAATATATCCTAAACAATCCTTCGTGAGGACTAAACCTATCATTACTCTCGACAGAAAAAGTTTGATCTTGATAACCATCTAACTTAGATAATATAATTTGACCAGAAGAATTTCCATTATTATTGGTATAATCAATAAAATTATCATTTTCATCAACCAGAAAAGATTCTATACTTGACGACGCAGATGCAGAATAAATTACATCAGCATAACCCTTACTACCCCCAGGCAAAGTGTTAGTTTTATTTAACTTAATGAATTCTTCAATAACGAAATAATTACATGGCTCAGAGGGTAAAAGCTTGCCATTTACTTTGTCGGTCATATTTTTAATGTCACCGTTATTTTTCTGAAGGAATTTTTTAATCTTATTACCGCTTGAGTTAATAGTATGAAATACCTGCCCACCGTGTGCGCCAGGAACAAAGTCATCAACCAATCTTATTTTTTGCTCAGACAGCGAGAACGGTAGGGAATTATCGAGCGGCAGGTTATACTCATAGCTTGACTTATTCATACTATTGCTTTGTGCATAAATAATAGGCACATCTGAGTTTTCTTGACCAAGGAAACTAAAAGAGGCCAAAGAGCTAGCTCCCATCGTAATTGACTGTATAATAAGATCCTCACCGCCGTTGTTCTTGAAATACATTCTTTTGCGAAAAGGTTTGTTTTGATCTATGTCTTCGTCTTCTGTTTTATGAGCAAAAGTTACAGGTTTAGTAAATGTTATATTAGGCCCACCAACCAATGGTTGGGTTGAGAAATTATTTAACTTTTCTGCTTCGAAATTAAAAGGATACTGTCTGAATTGAGCGCGTATACTATGATTATCCTTATAGTTGTAGATATGATTCCATTTTGTGCATATAAAATTTTGAGGAGTTTCGTAAGGGGCGGGCGGAGAAAATAAAAAAGGGATATAACCCAAATGATTCTCAAGAAAATGTAATATAGCACGAGCTTCCTCGTCAGATCTATTATTAAAAGATAAATCTAAAGTTAATAAACTTTCATTAATTCCATCTTCATATATTTGAATATACTTCGATTTCATTGTTGATCGTTGCAGTCTAGGCTGCTGTCCAACCGAAAGTCCTAACGAAGGCTTCCACAAAAATTCTCTAGTCCAATAGTCCTTGTTTAAATCAGAATATTTTCCACTCTCTCGAGTCCAATTCTCGTTTCTTACAACAGGGCTCTTTCCGGTCACACTCTCATCGCTATGCCAGTAGTAGTATTGATTATTGATGTCCGAAAAAGCTATATCATTTTTAAAATAAAATTCATTTCCATCATATGTATCAGCAGTTTTAACAAATAAAGTCTCACCTCTATTTAATATAGAAGTATTATAATTAGTTAAAGTAAGAGATATATCATTACTATCTTCAAAATTTAAAGAATGAGAAAAGTTTTCACAATAAAATGTTTTAGTTTGATTATCAATATTATCATAAGGATGAAAAGTGGCATTGCCGTCCCAGCGGAAACCAGATATACCTTGAGAGTATTTTAACCAGCTAGCATTTCTATCTTTATCTTGTTGACCTAAATGGTTTTCCAAAAAATGGATAATTGCATTTGCTTCTCGATTATTCCTATTTTTAAAACTTAAATTCGCCTTAAAATTAAAATTATTTATTGAAGCTGGAAATATTTTATAATAACCATTTCCATATCTAATCTCTACATTTTTAGTTTCAAAACTTACTGATGAGCCATAATCTGCGTCAAAGAAAAATTTATCAGTCACCCAGCTAGAACTACCTTCAGGATCTTCATTAATTGCAGTTAAAGATATTGCATAATCATTAGCTACTTCATATTCGTCGATAGTAACATTACTTGATACTCCCTGCACATGAATTCTATCTACTTTTCCATCACCAATTCTTTCTTGAACGTCTTCTTGGGGTTTTGTCTTGGGTGTCTGATTTTCTGTTGTGGTTTTTCCTAAATAAAAATCAACGTTCCCGCCTTCATTACCAAATGCGTAATATTCTTCGTTGGTATAATTATAGAAAATGGTTCCATAATTCGGATTACTACTTTTATACAAATATGCCCAGCCAGTATCTCCGACTACATCATTATAGCTAGAAATCTCAAAATCCTCCTTACCTAGCGAGTATATATAAGTACCCCTTCTACTAAAAGAGGATTTTTCATTCAACAAACTATACTCTTTAGAGTTAATTTCTAATGCCTCATAAGAATCAATAAAATTAAAAGTATCCCTTAAATTATCTCCGTCTCTATCTGTTAACAAAACAAAATCATCAGAGTCTAAATTTGAATTATATATATCACTAGAATCTTTGATTGAATAATTTCTGGTCGGTTCTACATACAAAAAGCTATTGCTGCCTGGAACATTATTACCTATTTTGGATCTATCGGCAAACAGCCACACGCCCTGGCTTTGATTTATTTTATTATCATTGGGTTCTTCACCGAGCATAAAAAACCAAACCCTTTCATACTTTTTATCCGGAACGATATATAACCAACCTAATTTAGGGCTAAATATCCACCCATTTGCCACCTCCGCATAATAAAAATCAGTTGCATTCAATTCTATCGAACCTTCGCCCGCATTAGATTTTATAAACCACGTAGATTCGTACCAATTTTTCACGAAAGCGTCTTTACCTAAACCTAAAACATCTCCGTCATCAACTATTTTCGATTTTTCAGCTAAATTTTTAAAATCTGAATGATCGAGGGATAAAGTTTCACCTTCCCATTGAGACTTTAAATTGACTGCCGACTCTCCATCTAAAATATTACCATCAATATCAGTTAAAAACACCGAGTCTCCATCAAATGAATCGTAAATCGATCCATTATACCTAGATATTATAACTTTGGAATCTAGCGCGTCTAATAATGTTCCATCTGATGAAGAAAGAGAAGATATATAATCCTTTTCTATATCCAAAACATTATACACGCCAGAAGCATTTTGCTCGCAACCCCTCAATATAACAGTCTGACCGATTTTTAAATTTTGACCGAGAACATCAAACAAAGAATAATCATCATAAATGTAATGGGAATCCCTTCCGCCAACTATAGGGCCATCGGGATCTAAAGTAAATCGCCCACTTCCAGATATGTAAGCTCCTCCTCCATATGTCATATCGTCTGTTGCATAATAAAAGAGCCCGTCTCCTGTATTATATACAAAATCAAACTTCTTATAATCAACTCCAGATTGAAAATTACCTAAATAGTTACTTACGTGAGATAATCTTTCACTATTATACTGGGAATTAATACTTTGATTATATATTGGATGATTATAACTCATTTAATAACCTCCTTAATAGTTATCTGAGCTTTCGCATATTGCCCTTCGCTAATAGACATAGTTTCAGAGTGAATTTTGCCTGTCGATGAAAATTTAGCTATTTTCTCTCCAGTTAAACCGTAAAGATATGCGGTGATAGTAGAGTCAGCTAAATTTTTTGCTATAGCACCATTTTGCTGGTCACCATAAGGGTTTAAATTAGGAATCATTTCATTTGCTTCGACAGTCATTTCGCTCTGAATATTTTCAGCAGTAATTCTAAAAGGAGTGGATCCTTGAGGCCTTGTATTAACAGAAGTATGCTCATTATCCCTAATATGGCTGTGTACTTTTCTTTCGACTACTATATTATATTTTAAATTACTAATTTCAAATTGTCGACCTATAGCTGTTTCAGCAGTTTGATTACTTATTTTCATTTCGCCAAAAGATTGCAGCCCGTGACCAAAGTCTACTAAAGATTTAGCGAACCTACCTCTTGCCTCTCTATACCTTTGAATTGTTCCATATATATCATAACTCGCAGTAGCTATAATATTTTTATAAGGAGATAAACTAAAACTGAAATTTTTTAAATAAGCTGCATCAAACTTATATCTACCTACTATATTATCATTAATAGGAGCATCACTCATTCCAGCCTTTATTTCAAACATTCTTTCTATATTATTAGGATTACCATTAACAGTAAATGTTTCAGCTGATATATAAAAATTAATATCTAATTTACCTTGCAAAATCCCAATTGGCGAAAATTTAACAAATTCCGTTTTTGCTCCCCTAAGGTCTTGATCGAAGTCTCCATATATTCTTTCTTCGCTAAGCTTGGGAGCTATAGAAAGATTCGCCGAACTCACCATGAGGTTTTTACCTCCAAGCTGCACCCTACCATCTTCAAATCTTAAAAATGGTGCACTCATGACACAGGGTTATGCAATGTATCATAACCTTTATAACTTAAAGATATGGACATTTCTCCGTCTATTGATGCATTCACTGATTCACCAATTAAACGAACATTATTTCCAGTAAATGAATTTATCATTTCGTTTGTCTGAGCGTCTCTAATATCAATAACAACACTACTCTTTGGCGCAGATTGCAACCTATCCTTAATTTCTCTGATCTCGTATTGATCAGCGATCATGGTGAAGTTTATATCTGTCTCGATTGGATATTGAGTATCTACTTGTACAGCTGCCAGATTTTTAACTGATGGACCTGTATTTGTATCCCAGTCTTGAGCATCACCTTTAGGTATCGCATATACTGGATTTAGATTCAAAGTTCTAGTATATGAAAAATCGCTAATTGCATCAACAGTAAAATCGCTAACTCTTACAGATATAGATGATTGGTCCGGAAACTTTATTGGTGGATGAGCCCTAGTTATGCCTTCGTTATATACCCCGCTACCTAATTCGCCATATACAGTTATATCGGTTTGTATTTCAGGTATAGCTCCCACAGTACAAGAAACGGAATAACGGTTTATCTTGGCTTTATTAAAACCAAACCCCTTTGTGTTATTGTCGTACATTATGGCTCCGCTAATTTCGTTTTCATCAAAAGTGTATTTACCGATAGAGTTTACATCTAGCAATGGATCTCTGCTTACCATTGTTCGGCTGATAGAAAAATTTCCTTCCAGTGGGGCATCAATAAGAGCGTCAATAAATCCAACACCTGCTACTCTTACAGGTTTTTCCGCTATACCATAACTACCATCAACTGATTGAACACCAGATAAATTGTATCCATTAATAATAACGGTTTGCTCGTAATTTGAATAACTCACTTGGTATCCTCAAGCAGACCTCCAGGCCTTTGTTCCTCTGCGATAACTTGCATAACTTGTTTTTTGATTTGATCAGATAGAGCCTTCATTCTTTCTGCAGAGTTATCATTTTTTTCTTGTGAATCTTCACCCCCCATAGATTCGCCCGAAGACTCTTTTCCTCCCGATAAATTGACAGAGATATTAATGTTATTAGTGTTCCCTCCAGAAGTTGAGCTTTCTGATTTATCTGAAATCGGAGAGGCCTCTCCACCATCATAAAACTTTCCTGCGTTTATTTGATCAAGCAAAGGTTTGCCCATTTGTCTCGCAGAACTAGCCTTAATAACATACTCTCCTTCACTAAGCATTGCAGGAATTTGATCGATACCAGACTTACCAGATATGTAGCCGCCTGAAGCGTATTTTTGAATTTTGCCACCTAGAGAATTTCCGTCCCCAAACCAACTAAAAGGATTCCAGCTTCTGACAGGAGTAGAGTTGTAACCGCCAATATCTGTTCCAGGAGCATAAGACACATTTTGCCCAAAACTATCAACGCCCATTCTAGTCCCCTTAGGAGTATTGGCGCCATATCCAGCAGCTTTAGCTTCTCCTGTTCTTGCGCCTCCACTGTTAAATGCAGACGAAATTGCGAAAGTCGCAGCTGTAGAAATTAAAGAGCTAATCAACTGATGTCGTTTAGCTTTTTTCTCGTAAGCCTCTTGCTTTCTTTTTTGTCTAGCTTCCATTACTACACCCATCATATTAGCTCCTTCTTCAAGTTGTCGATTATCGGCTTGACTATAGAAAAATCCAGACATTGGCATCTTAGAATATCTTTTTCCCGTATCGACTCTTTCTAAACCGCCTTGACTAACCACGGGTCGACCGTTTACTGTTTCTCTCCTACGATTTAATCCTAGCATTCTTTGAGCTTGCGAATGCATGGGGGCAGATCCTCCGGCAGAGTACCCTGGAATTTTTCCTTTTGCGTTAATTTGATGCATAAAGCTTCCGCCGTATTTATTTACAGCTCCAGCGTTCATTAAATATTCTCCATTTGAAACTTTAGCTGGAACACTGCCACCTTTAGAATAGTTTCTGACACTACCTCCTTGATTGAAGCCCATAGCTCCAACAACTTGATTGGCCATTGCAGTTAGTAGGGCATTTCTAATAGCAGATAAAAAACCAACCGCAATTCCTTGAAGTGTATCACCCAAATCCTTACTTCGATCCATTGCAGCTTCCATCGCTCCGACTAAACCATCGCGAAAATGATTTGCAGTTATTGTGCCTAGTTGATAATCTAAAGTTTCTGCGTCTTCAAGCATTTGTTTTCCTGCGTCTTTAAACGCATTACCGAAAGCTCCAGGTCCAGTTTGATGAGCTCTTGTAGCAGCAACTCGCTGTTTTTCTATTTCAAGAAGAGTCCGAGATGCAGAGACTTCTTTTTTTGTTTCTTTGTTTAGTATTTTTTTCTTTTGATCTATCTCGTCTAGCTTCTTGATTCTTTCATCTTCGTCTTTAATTAAAGCTTCGTAGTCTTCTTTTTCTGCATTAGTGAAATTATTATCATATGTATCAGGAACATAACCCTCTCCCTTTTTGTATATTTGGGCATCTTTTCCCTTCATACCTTTAAATCTTTTTTGATATTCCAAAAACCGTTCTTGTTCAAGAGCTTCTGGGCTAGCATTTAGCTTTGCCATTTGATCTTGCTCATCTTCTCTCAGTTTTTTTATTTTTTCTTCTAAAGCAAATTGTTTTTCTCGTATAGCAAAGGCCTCTCGTTCTTGCTTAGTTTGATATCCTGGGCCAACAGCTAAACCCCTCTGGGCTGCCGCTACTTGATTATCAAATCCTCGTATTTTTTGGGTTGATTGCAGAGCTCTAGAGTTCATTTCATTAATTCTCTGCATATCAGCAAGCGACTGCTTTCTTTCTGCAAGTATTAAATTAACTTCTTGCTCTGCGTTTGCTAAATCTTTAGCTGAATCTCTAGTTTTTTCTGCGACCTCTAAGTTGTCAATTCTCTTTTGTAATTCTGTTTCGAGAATCTTTGTCACAATTGATTCCTGACCCTCTTGACCCTTAAGAACATCCATTGCATCTAAAATTTCTTTAAGTCCCATCGAGCTAACTTTATTAGTTAGATCTTGATTCTTCATATTTTCATCTCCTAAATGAATTTTAAAAGCTGTAGATAGAGACGGGCTATCTTTTATTTTTTGAAGCAGCCCTGTTTTTGTTTGGGCGTCGATTTGCGCCGCAGTTCCTTTGTAAGCTTCAGTGGCTTTATTGATTGCTTCTGTATGTTTATATGAAGCTTTCTGCCTTTCGGTGATAGAGCTTCCGATTATTTTTTGCTCAAGTTTTAAGGTTTGGCTTTGTTTTGCATAAGTTGCTTGTATTTCTAACTGCTGCATTTTAGCTTTTTGCTGTGCAGTGAGCATAGCTTTTTGAAAGTTTAAGGCAAGGATAACACCATCTTTAAGTTTATTATTTTCATTATTTATTTTTTCTTGTTCAAGATTATAAGCCTCCATACCATTTAGCATTTCTACTCTTAACGATTCGAGGGCAATTTGTTGGTTTTCTGTTTTTGGATCTAATACGCCTTGCTCTCGAAGCATTTTCTCATATTCAGCGCCAGTCATAGCCTTTTTTTCTTCCGAGAATTTTATTCCATCTTCGCCAACACCTTCAATTTGCTTGAACAACTGTTTACCTTCAAGATCTTTTAAGTATTTACTAATTATGCCCCCTTGACCTTGAGATGTTTCTCTAAAGTCCCGTCTCATGTGGGCTGTTCGCACTTCAGAGCTATCTCCATAAATATAACTTTCAAGAGGTCTACCATTAGGTCCGTACTCAAATTTTGGTAGCTTTTTACGCATACTTTCCATTTCAGATGATGACATTTGAGACATCGTCTCTCCTATAAATTCTGCGGGTAAAGCTTGAGCTATTTGTTTGCCGACTTCGGATGCACGTTGTTTCTCTGCATCCCTAGCTTCGTTAATAGAGGACACTAAGCCAGAAAAAGCTCCAACTGTTGCTCCTATTGCTGTCCCTAAAGGTCCAAACATCATGCCCATAGAGGCGCCCATACCTGCCCCAGATAATGTTCCCCCTATCGCTTTACCTGTAGTTCCACCAATAGAGTCTTCTAAAAACCCTGCGGCCATAGGAAGCCCCATCATTAAACCCATCTGTCCACCCGTGCTGCCAAGAGCTCGACCCATGGTTGTTTTAGAAAATCTTTCGTTTGCGTTTCTTAATCCTAGAGATCTAGTAGTCCTACCTCTTGCGTTATTGAGTCTATCAATAGTGGAAATACTTTTTCTTAATCTTTGATTAACTTCTTGTTGAGCGCTGCTTCCAAGGTGATAGTTGCTAGCTATTTTTTGCGCAGATTTATTTAATTGATCTAGAGTTCTATTGCCTTGTTTATAAGAATCAATTCTTTTCTTGAGGTGAGCGTTGGCCTGTTTGGCCAAATCATTTGCTTTCTCCTGCTCTATAGATCCAAAATCTCCAGGTTTAAATATTGCGTAATTTGGCACATAACCTTTTGCTCCAAATACATCTTTTAATCCGTTTGGTTCGTCACGAGTATTAGTTACCCCAAGACCAATTGGATTACCTTTATTCATCAAAGCTGGGTGCGATCCTACTCTGATTTGAGAAACGGGAATTCCTGCATCTCGTTCTCTACCTATTGCATCAGATAATGGGTTTGCGAAATTAGGAATATGACCATAAGATCTTCCAGTAAAATGATTTCTTAAAATTTCTCTAGCTTTTGCTGAATTTATTAGAGCGGATCCATCAAAAATATATTCACTGGCAATTTTTTTTGCCATACTAAAATAATTAGGGTCTTGACGTTCAGAAGCTTTATAGTCTGCTCGCTTACCAGGTATACCTCCAAATAAGTCACTCAGTTCTTTGTTAACCGAATGAACATCAAAATCTCCTCCGGCAAAATTTGAGCCCAAAACATCTTGACTGGATTCTAATTTAAGGCCTTCATTAAGTGCTGCTTCAAATATAGAACCATAAGCTGAACCCATTGCGCCTTTAGCTCCAGAACCTCCATCCTTTAATCTTTTTTTTACATTCTCAGAATTCAAAAGAGTTGGAGTCCCTAGTACTCGAGACATATATTTAGAAGCAGAAGAGACCATGGAATCAAATATATCTTTATGTATTCCACCATATTCATCCTCAGCTTCTCCTTGTAAATTTTTTGGCCCCCTAACTTTCCATTTTGCAGTTGTATTACCAAGTAATTGAGAAGATACACTTTCAGTGACTGGGACATTGGCGCCTAAAACTTTTTGAACTAATTTTTTAGACAATGAGTCTCTTCCAGCTTTTTTACTAATATTTTGAGATGCGTTAGGGTTTTTAACTCCCCCCGGCACCAACATTGTTATATCTGAGTTTGCATCAAATATATCTTTGACCACCGTTGATAATAACGGATTGACCTGACCTTTTTTTGAACCTATTCCCGCCCCACTCCTCCGAGAAAAATTAGGAACAAACCCTTTAGCTGCGTACGGATCAAATCCATGTACAGACCCAAATGCTTGCTGATAATTTTCGCCTGCCTTACTAGACAGAGGAGGCATTATTGCTGGCTGACTTAATCCCGAGAATGTTTTTACTTTTTCTGCGCTATTATAAATAACAGATCCTTCGCCAGGCATATCCATTGATCGAATACTTCCTGCGGCATATCCACCACGAGCGGCTTGCTCTCTTTCTGGATTTGCGAAATTCGGTATATGACCGTAAGCTCTTCCTCTGCGGGGAGATAGATTAGCTCCAAATCCTTTTGAGTACAAGGTTGATGCAGTGCTTTTTGCTATAGAATCCAAAGCTTTCGCTTCAGACACTTGCATTTTTAACAGACCAAGAATAACTTTTTCTTTTTCTGTCCTAGAAATATCTGTACGCAACATTTCCTTGCTCAACTCAGAACTTCTACCAAATAAGCCTACAAGAGATGATTGGATTACCTTTTGTTTCTGGGCTTCACTGGTCACACCAATCAATGAAGTTAAACTTTCTCTAGTAAAACTTGCAGCTTTTAAAAATAGCTTTCCGAAAACAGCGGTCATTATAACAAGCCCTGGGCCGCTAATCACGTTACCCATGCCTTTCAAAAAGCCGTTTGCAAACTTGCTACCACTATCTTCCCCATCCCCAAGCAGTCCAGATAAGCCTTCTACTCCGCTTTTAACTATGCTTAGAACTTTTTCTATTCCTGGAGCAAGCATAATTTCTCCTATTTGAGCAGATACTTCTTTGATAGCTAGTCCAGTTTCGGTTGCCATCGCAGCCATTGTTTGGCGTAATTGTTCATTTTTATCAATAGCTTCTGTCGTTGCTCCAGCAGAAATTTGAGTTGCATTTGCAAGAATACCATTTTGTTTGGCGGCGTCACCAAGAACAGCTTTCAAAACGTTGATTTGGAAAACGCCACCTACAGTTTGCGCAATTTGAGCTTTTTGAGCTTCAGATAAATGATCAAATGTATTAGCTAAATCAGTAAGTATTTTTTTAGCTCCAAGAGTTTTGCCTTCAATATCCCTAACTGCAATACCTAGATTTTCTAATTGATTTAATGTATCAGTTCTTCCGATACGAGTAAAAATTGTTTTAAAGGAGTTACCAATAACTTTACCGCCTCGAGCAGTTTGTTGCTGTGCGGCAGTAACTAAACCGATAAGTTCATCAATATCAACTCCAGCGCCTTTTGCAGCTGCACCGGTTCTGGCGATAGCATCAGCAAAATCTTCTGCGCTAACCGCAAACTTAACGTCAACTGCGGCAAATTTACTTACTAATTGAGTAGTGTCTTTAATTTGACTACCATAAGTATTCATTGCGGCAGTTAAAGATTTAACTGCTTCCGCAGAGTCCATTCCTGTTAATCGAGTTAGAATCAATGCATCTTTTGTACGCTTTAAAGATTCTTCTACGTTTAAGCCTTGACGAGCATACTCTGTTGCTGCATCAGCAGCGATTTTAAATGCCGCACCAGTTTCTTTGGCAACTTTAAATAAGCCATCGCTAAAATCATCTAGATTCTTAGAGCTCAAGCCCATAACAACATTAATGTCTGCAAGAGCTTTTTCGACTTCAACCATATTTTTCACCATGCCCTTAAATGCATCTGCGACACCATTTATAATCGCCATAGACGCACCAAAAGCTATAATACGAGCATTAGCGGCCTCCATAGATTTACTGAATTCATCAGCAGCTCTCTTCATGTTTCCTAAAGGCTGTGTTGCACCCTTATCATCAACCGATATTTTAATCGGTTGGCGCCGTATTCTATTTATGGCAGACTGAACCGCTGCCTCAAGAGGTTGTGTATTACCGTGTACGTCAAGATTGATAGCCATATTACCTTATTCCTTATTAAGGTAAATATACACTAAATATTATCCTACTCCATGTAATTTCATTAAATCTTGCATATTTAAAGTGCCGCCTTTTTTCTTAGCTTCTTCATGCAAGCTCACCCCGCCCTTTGGTTTTTCGATTCCTAGGTACTCGTAGTCTTCATCCTTTGCGCCAACAAGTGTTCCTGCAGCTCCTTTAGATAGTTTATTTTTCGCTTTGTCTCTTTCTTCTTTTGAGCTACTTCCAAACTCTAATAATTTAGCAGGATCTTTTTTTATACTCTCTGGTATATTTTCATTTGTATCAAATATATTTTTTATTACTCTAGTATAAACAATTAATCTTACTTGATTATATGTTAATGCACAAAATGGCTTTCCATAAAATTGTATACTATCTTCAGCAAAACTTAAATATGGACTATAAAAATCTTCTAGTATTGTATATTGTATACTTTCTTCAGTGAATCCGTTAAAAATTTCATTATAATTAAATATATATTTTTTAATATCACGATCTTCTAATTCATCATATACTTCTTCACTAAATAATATTTCTTTTAAATCTTTATCTTTGTAAAAACTTTTAATCATATAAAAATCATTCATACGATCTTTTGCATATTTTTCACAAGTATTACCAATAAGCGAAGCTTTATGATTCTCTAATTCATTTAGATTAGTTTGCTCTTTCTCTATCAACTCAGACTGTTTGTCTATCGTGCTCTTAAGAACCATTTTGTTTCTTGCTGTTTTTAAATTCTCAAGAAACATTTTCTTCTTCTCAATCTCTTTATCCTTCGATTCGCTCCATTCTCCTTCTTTCATGAGAAAGTCTATCATATCTTTCTCGGTAGGAACACCTCTTTTCTCGGCGATTTTAAAATATTTTTGCTCGACTTCTTCTAGTTCAACCTGATCATGAGGCGTGAGATGTTTAATATAAACAAAATCTTCTTCAATTATAGCTGTGGAATATCCACGAACTATATCTCTAAATATTTTTCTGCGCGCTACAGTTTCCACGCATACTAAACCTTGCCTTCTTCTATGTCGTCATCTAACTTTTTGAAATCAGCGTTAGATACTGCGCCAGAGCTGTAATACCAAAAACTGTATAAAGCAGCCACTTTACCGCCAACGATATCATAAAGTTCGTCACCTTCCTCTTCAAGCTCATAATACCTTTCGAGCTTTTGTTCGAAATCGTTACCTGCAAATAAAGGCACCAACTCATCACTATCTTCTTTTTGGGTATAAGTTAAATGAAGAATGTACCACTGAATCACTTTATTTTCTGCGCGAACATCTGCAGTGTGATTAAATAAATTAGAATATGAAGTTTCAACATCAACAATATTTCTTCTAAGATCAGTAATTTCTTCTGAAATTTCGTCAAGTCTTTTTTGGTTTTCTTCTGAAATTTTACTTTTAATTCTGATACGCTCGCTTTCTTGGGCGAGTTCTCCGTATTTAACATACATTTTAGTTAAAGCTTTAGCATCCTCTTCTGGCAATAATCCTCCCGTATCACTATATTTTTTAGCGAGCATAGCTTTAGTTAAAATACCCTTCTTAACGCACTTACTCATCTCCACGCTAAACTCTAGCTCTGCATCTTCTATTTGCCTGCGAGTAGGTTGCTTCATCACTAATCTATATGGAACGCTTTCTTCGATCTCTTTAGTTACAGAAACTTCTTCTTTTTCTCCAGTTTCTTCGTTTTTGATTTTTTTAGTTTCTGTTTTCTTGACTTTCTCTTTTTTTTCAAAAGTAAAGCTATAAATCTCGCGAAGCTTTTTGCGAGTATCGTTCATTGTTGGAGTTTTTTCTAATGTTGCTGAGTCTGCCATAATCTTATTATTTAAATGTGAATCCTATAGTATAATTATCTAATTCTGTTTCAATATTTCTAATAGTTTCGTTACCAATATCTAAAGTTCGTTTTCTTAAATATTGCAACTTTTCTTCGTCGAAATAATTAGCTTGATCAATAATAGGGCTGCAGCCTTCAGGGAGATTTTTTTTGAGTTTTTCGAAATGAATTTGATGCTCGTTATGTAAATCTTCAAGCATAACGAGGAAACCCTTAAAAAGGGAAACCGTACTCCTTTGACAGGACTTTTTGAAAATGCCTTCTGCGTCCATATACCTTATACCTACAAAGTTAATACACAAAAAATATACTTTAGTGTAAAGTTAGTTATGGCAGAATTTCTATCACCTTCTGAGAGAGCCGCTATTGCAGCTAATTTAATCGACCTCCATGATACATTTGGTAGGGATATTGTTGTATACAAAGAAGCTCAAAAAGTAATTGTAAGCACAAATCCAAATTATAATTATTTATATAATACAGGAGGAGCAACGAACGAAAGCGTTGAGAATGTTCCTATAAGAAAAGTATTCAAAGCAAGAATAAGATACGACACAGACAGGAGCTTAGAGTATTTTGGTGAAACCGATTCTCAAATTAAAATTGACAGACCAGACGCGAGTAGTTTAGTGAGGATAAAATTAAAAATCGAGGACTATGATTACATAAAAGAAGCTAAAAGAATTGAACTCGATGGAAGAATGTTCAGGGTAGAGTCTGACCCAAGAGCTCACGGATTATTTGACGTTGTTCAATTTTACACTCTCTATCTTAGACCATTAGAGGCTCATGTCTAAATTCACAAACAGGTCTGTCAAAAACAGTATACAAAGACAACTTAGATCAGATAAAGATCTAAATTTACAAATTCGTGTTTTAATAGAAAAACAATTTAAAGCAGCTCATCAAAAATTATTAAACGACTTCAACAAGCATGCAATCACAAGAGAACTGAAAGTCGGAGAAGGCTCTCCAAATTACAGTGGAGGGCTAAGAGAAGGAAACCTTTTTGGTTTTATAGGTTTCCAATCAGGTTTTGATCCAGTCGCGCCAATAGAAAAATTATTGGTGCAAGCTAATATTTTAATCAAACAAAGAAAAGTCATGAGATCTGGTTTAACTTGGGCTTATGCAGTAAATATAGCATCAATAAATGATCTTTACAAAATAACTCCAATGCCTTGGGCTACTGGCTCAAGTTGGTTAAGAGAGTTAGAGGGTCGCGGCATTCCAAATCTAGGTCAATATATGTATGTTGATGCTAAAAGCAGTCGATCCACAGAGGGTATACAAGCAGGAAATCGATCGGGAGGCAGATTAAGAATGGAATATATAAAGCCTCTGCTTGAAGAATTTGAAAAAAACTTAAACAATATTAGTGGCGCACAAAAAATTTCTGCGCGCAATTTTAGACCATGAAACCACAATTCCAGCACGAAGTAACAACAAGCTTTATGTTATGGGCTGATAATTTTCTACTGAGAAAGGGAGAAGCTTATACAAACTATACATCAACACTTTATCCAAACACAAGCGATGACAGATTAAGCGCTGGACTCATAAGTTACAGCAGTCCTCATAAACAGTGGGTTTTTGACAGCAGTATTGAGGGGGCTAATATACCAAACGGAATAGATGATAACGGAAATTTTATTCCGAGAGACACTAATGGGCTAAAATTAGATTTTGATAACGGCCGGGCGATCTTAGATAGCTCATTTGGTAATTCTAAAAATGGAATTAAAGCAACATATTCTGTGAAAGATTTTAATTTTTACATAACAAATCAAAGCGAAGAACAGCTAATTATAGACAGTAAGTTCGATATTAATGATAGATTCAAACAAGACTTGGGAGGTATAGCTCCATACAAACAAGTTATACCAGCTATTTTTGTCAACTCTGAAACGTCAGAAAATCAACCATATGCTTTCGGCGGAGAAGATAAAACATCAACAAATATAAGATGCGTTGTTTTTGCGGAAAATACATATCAACTTGATGGAGCGCTCTCTATCTTTAATGATTCAAAAAATGAAGTTTATATAAAATTAAGCTTCGAAGATTATCCCATGAATGAATATGGAGACGTTATAGATTTTAATTATAAACAACTTTCATCAAATTCTAAACAACAATATTTTCATATAGAAGGTGTTACAGTTTCTAAACTAAGTGATAGAATAAATAAAAATATAGATCCAGCTTTATTTGTTGGATTTATTGATTTTCAAATTACAAATTTAAGATTTCCTCGATCATAATTCCCTTTTTAAAATAAAAAATGTAATAAAGGAAGAACCCAACCAATTTATATTATGTCAGACACACACAGAGCACGAGTAATTTATCAAAGTGAAGCCTTATATGCTGGTACAGTTGATGCTACAGGGCATCATTTCAGCACCTCCTCTGATTGGAGTACTAGAGCTGATTACAAAACACACGCAACCTACGCAGACGCCGTAGCAGAGGGAGACCCTATTCGCACAGGGGTACAGCAATTAAGACGAGTACAAAGCGCAAACTACAGCTTTTCAATCAATAGGCAAGATGTAAATCAATTTGGTCAGTTAGGAAGAATCGACTCTGTCGCTATTGATCCTCCAACAGTCACTCTTGATTTCTCATATTACATCACAAACGGAATTAACGAAAGAATTTTAGGCATGAACGTTCTAGGAGAGCAGAGCGCTTTGGCTGATGAAATTGTTGACGGTTTAGTTTGTGGCGATCCAATAGGGCATGACGGAACAAATTTCTTTATACTCACAACTTGTGAAGGGCATGACGCGGTAAGCAATAAAGATATGGATAGCATGAAAACTGTTATAGCTTTAGGTAATGGTTACGTTTCAAATTACTCTATTGAGGCATCTGTAGGCTCTATGCCTACAGCTAGTGTCACTGTTGACGGTTTAAATCTAAAGAGCTACACAGGAACACAAGCCTTACCGATTCCATCTATTAATACAGAATACGGAATTCCTGTTGATGGAGTTGAGTTTAGTATTCCTCCCGCAGTTAGTGGAGTTTTAAATGATAGCGCTCCAGATTTAGATGATGAAGTAGAAGGATGGGCTTGCTTGCGCCCAGGAGACATCACAATGTCTCTTGGTACGGATGGTCGAGCAGGCGAATTTGAAGCTCTTCCAGGAGCAGACGCTCCATATGATTACACTCATGGGTCTGCACACATTCAAAGTTTCTCGATTGACGTACCGCTTTCTAGATCAGTGCTCAATAGATTAGGAAGTCCATATGGCTATGCTAGAGTAGTGGATTATCCAGTCAATGTATCAGTTAGCGTTAACGCTATCATGGCAGACCTCAAAGAAGGGAATGTTGCAGATCTCATTTGGGACACAGAAGAGCACGACCTTGTTTTTACTCTTCGTGAGCCCGAACCATATGGAACAGGAAAAAAAGCTGTAGAATATAGAGTTAAAGGAGCTTTGTTAGAGGGAGAATCTTTCAGCTCTTCTATCGGAGACAATAAATCAGTAGACCTTACTTTTACAGCTCAAATTGGTGGCCCAGAAGATTTAGCTAGAGGTTTAATGATTTCCGGATCAAGAAACGCTTTAACGATCACTGGCGAGTTCGCTTAATTTCATCTTAATCATAACTCAAAAAAGCCCACTTTAGTGGGCTTTTTTGTTATATCCGAAAAATTCTCAAACCTTTAGAAGAGCTTACTCCAAATTGGAAAGAAGATGATACCGTTGATTGACCTCCAATTTGATTGGAGAAGGATTGAGATTTAAGTTGTGCATGATCAATTTGAATATTACTTATTACAGACGATAAAGAAAGTATACCTTTATGATGATATCGATCAGTATGTTTAATTAGTATTTCATATCGCGCACCTTCTCTAAAAAAAGATTCTATTTCCCCTTCGGAATATTCTCTCAATATCATATCAATTTCAGCAGACCCAATAATTGGTAGCTTTAATTTTCTATCAAAAACATAGTTACTTCCAAACCCATATATATCTTGACGATCAATTGGTATATTTACAGAAATACTTTGTATCGCGGCAGACAAGCTTTCGATAGGAGATCCTCCATGATCTCCAGCTTCCTTTGATATCTCTATAATCATATCTCCAGGCATGACAGCATTACCTTCATCAACAATCTCTTCTTCAAAACTTTGCGAGTCCAAGAATAATTCTTCGCTAGAAAAGTAATTATCAACACCGAGACTCACAGAAGGTAAAGTCGGAAGCTCTGAAGGGTTATAAATATCAAATTTCATATTACTTCCTGCATAAGAAATAGAGGCTGTAGGTAAAGATCCGACCTCAGCATTGTAAGAGTAATTAGTTAAAAAACAGTTACCCATGCCAATAATATGATATCCAGAAAACCCATCATCAGGAACAAAATTTAAATCTCTATGTTTTACGTCACTTGCTGCGACAATAATAATATTCGTATCATCAGTCGTTGGCGCATCAAAATAATTCTTTAATATGCTTGCGTCAGAATATGTATACAAGCCAATAGTAGATTCATTCTCTCCGCTAGAGAACAAATAATTAATATCGCACGTAATTTCTGGTTGTCGGACTATGGGGGAGTCGAGATTTCTTTGAACAAGGCTATCGGAACCTATTTGAGCCACATCTAATGTAGGATGATTAAATTCGTAGTTCAGACCCTGCAATCTTATAAGATTCCCTGAGGTTGTCCCATTGTCTTTATATGCAGGAAAATCAGTTACTAAAACACCGAATTTTTCATATGTAAATCTTACTGGAGTGCAGCCCATTAATCTGATTACACCTTTTCATCTATTAAGTGTATAAATAAAAGACCCGCCATGCCTAATAAAAGAATATCAGATCTAAACGAAACAAAAAAGTTATACAATTATAACACCGAGGGATTTCGCAGTAGCGCAAAACTATATGATAACCCCTCAGACGAAGAATCATTTTTATTGCTAGCTAGAACAAAAATTCAAAATGAAAAAGTAAAATTCAAACGAATAAAAGGCTCTTTATTAGATAATGCTTTATATTTGACAGGAAAGCAGCTTGTTAGTGGCTCAAAAACGTTTGCAAATTCATGTACATTTTTAAGCAGAACAAATGTCAGCGAGATTATAGACAAAACATTAAATGGAGATATTAGTGGAAATATTTTTGTAGGAGAGTCGGGCTTGTTTCAAAATATGGGTATAGGAAAATCTTTTTCTGAAAGATCAGATGAGCCCGAATATACCTTAGATATATCAGGAGATTCTTGTTTTTTTGGAGATTTAACGCAAACAGGAGACTTTTTTCAGAGTGGAGATTTTTTGCGCATAGGAGAATCCAAGCAAATTGGTGATACCGTAATCTTTGGAGATAAAACAGTAACTGAAAATATATACGCTAAAGAGAATATATTCCACTATCAAGACTTAGATACATTTATAAATTTTCAAAAAGAGTCTACTTCTATACAAGCCGGAGATGATGCTCGAATTGAAATTCAAAATTCGGGCAATCAAATAATATTTGATACATCAAACCAAGAACAAGTTAGGCTTACAGAAAGTGGGAGGCTAGCGATAAACAACGCAGATCCGCTAGGTCAGCTTTCAGTTACAGGTAAAACTTTTATACAAGATATATTTGTTTTTGACGAAGCAACTCAAGCTTTCACAAGAGTATATGGAGGAAGAAGTGAAAACATTTCATTTAAAACGCAATTACTCGACGGAGCAGATAAACAAAATATACTTTTACCAAAACAATTTCACTCAAAACCAATTATCTCTGCAGTATTGGAAAATAAAAACGGCGGAGTTATTATACCTATATGCATTGAAAACGTAACAAAAAATGATTTCGATATTAAACTCGGATCGATTCTAACAAGCAGAGATTATTATCTTCACACCATTGCACTTGAGCCTACATTTCATGATGGAGTGAATTCAGTGCATTACGAAAACTATCCGAATGTGACTTGTCTTGATCCTGCGAACAACAGATATAACATTCAACGATTTTCCACGCAAGTTCAAGAAGAATCTGACGAAGTTCAAATATTTTTTCCGTTTGGGTTTAAAGAAACGCCTTCTGTATCAGTTACGATAGAGGGTCCAAACAATATTGTTCCGTATACAATATCTAGTGTAAATAATGATTCATATAAAATTATTTTCGGAACTAAGGTGAATCAAAATTACACAATACATACTTTTTCAAGCAAGCCGGGCTTTACTAGATTAGGGTAATGAATAAAGACAACAGAATATCCAATTTACCAGAGAATTTTAATCTTTACTCGAATAAGGTTGAACCATTTCCCCATAAACCTGCCCAACCGATAGATCCAACTCAAAGCGATGATGACGTTCTATTTTTGATTACAAAATCCGGATCACATAACGAAAAAATTACATATTCAAATTTAAAATCATCTATATTAGATAACACTGTTTTCCTAACAGGAGATCAATTAATTAGTGGCGAAAAGACTTTCGCTGATACATGCACATTCCAAGATACAGTTTATGTACATGAAGTCATTGATATTACTGAAACCGGAGATATTAGTGGGAATATTTTCGTTGGAGAAACTGGATTATTTGAGAAAGTTGGAGTCGGATTACATTTTACAGACAGAAGAATATTGAAAGAAGTATACTCAGACTTTCCAGATAATGAAGATGGTTATCTAGAATATGATTTCGGTGGAGGTATAGACCCACAGACGTATAGCGGTGGTTTAGATTTTGTTGACGGCGCTCCTGATTTCTCAACATCGGTCTCGTCTTACCCTTTATATGAACCATCTGGATGGTATAACTCAAATATACCTATTTCTCAACAAAATAACGAAGAAGATCTATCGTTAGATAACAACCTTTTAAGCCCTGATTATATTCATAGAGAAATGCGAGGATCTTGGGCTGGTATTTCGTTTGAAGAGGCGTTTTACTACAAATCATTTTCTATTTTTCATTCAGGCCTAGATCATTGCGCCGAAAACTTAAAAGTCGTTGCATCAAATAACGATGTAGACTGGAATATCATACATCATATATCAGGACTTAAAACCGGCGATTATAATACGGGAAATCAAGCTTCAACTTTTACATTAGATGATTTTTATCCGCAAAAATATTCTCACTATAGATTAGTTGCAGAAAAAGTTATATCAGGAAACTTTTGGCAGTTTAATCATTTTAATTTTTCTGGACTAGAATTCGACTTACGGAGAAAAAGTGTTGACCCACAGTATACCTTGCATGTTTCTGGAGATTCTTGTTTTCTCGGGGACATTACCCACACTGGATTTGGGAGACAAAGTGGAAATTTATACAGAATAGGAAATACAACTCAAACAGGAGACTCTTATATAGATGGAAATGAAACAGTAACAGGAGACATTTATGTAGGAGAAACAATTTACCATTTAAACAATGAAGATACTTATATTAGGTTTAAAGAAGATGATATTAAAATTCAAGCTGGAACTGGAGCAAAACTAACGCTTAGCGAATCAGGTAATAACAAAATACAATTCTATACAAGCGGTATCGAACAAATGCGTATAAATGAAAGCGGATTTGTCGGAATAAATACGGCAACTCCTTTTGCGGAATTATGCGTAACTGGAGACTCTTATTTAGAATGCGTTTTCACTACAGGTGAAGATGGGAGATGGGAGAGAGTTTTCGGTGGATCTGATGAAGACATTTCTTTTGTCACAGAATTACCCAAAGGTCAAGACAGCTATCAGATAGATTTTCCAAAAACTTTTGGCATTGATCCGTCCGTAACATTGACTATGGAAAATAATATGGGTGGACCAATTATTCCGTATTGTATCTCTGGAGTAAATAATTTTCAGTATCATATTAATTTTGCCTCTAATTTATTAAATGACGGATACAAGATTCATACCCTTGCTAGGCCAACAGGTCACTTATCATTAAATAAAACGACTACGCAATCTTTTATTCAAGAAATTTTTCCTGAGCCCGGAAAAGATATATATGAAATATTTTATCCTCAAGCTTTTCATACAAACCCAGTTGTATCCGCGACATTAGAGCATGAAAACATTATAATACCTTTCGTTATATCCGGAATTCAGCAGGATTCATTTAAAGTAGTACTAGGTAGAGAGCTTTACGACAACTGTAAAATTCACATTCATGCTGTACGTTAGAAGAAAACTTGTGTAATAAATTAAGATGATCTCACAACATTTATTTACTTCCGATCAGATTAGCGGTAAAATACTGCTTATCGACGAAATTAGCACTGATAATTTAAATATAGCTAATGACCTAGATGTTGGAGGATCAATCTCCTGCACTGGATCTCTAGGTCTAGGTATATCTCACCCGAACTACAAGCTCCACGTTATAGGTGACACGAATATAGAAGGAGACTTAACAGTTATTGGTGAATCAAATTTTAATGGAGATGTAAATATTTCTGGAGCCTTAGCAGTTGAAGAGGAAGCTATCTTTGACGGAGACGTTACCGCTAATGAAAATGTTACGATCAAGAAAGATCTTGCAGTTAGCGGAAATTCCACTTTTAACGGAGACGTTACCGCTAATGAAAATGTTACGATCAATAAAGATCTTACAGTTAACGGAGATTCGATTTTCGAAGGAGACGTTACCGCTAATGAAAATGTTACGATCAATAAAGATCTTACAGTTAACGGAGATTCGATTTTCGAAGGAGACGTTACCGCTAATGAAAATGTTACGATCGAAGGGGACACAATTTTTAATGGAAATGTTGAATTTGAAGGAGATGATCCTTTAATAGTTAAAAACGGAATTCTTGAAATTCTCGAAGCAGTATCTGCCCCGACATTAGTACAAAATAAACTTTATAATTTAAATGGCAGTCTCTTCTGGAGTGGGGTAGATATACTAAACAGTTCTGACACAATTGCCGAACTAGAAGACACAAATATCTCCTCTCAAGGAAACGGAGAATTATTAATATATAACGACACTTTAGATAAATGGGTTAACGCAAATTTAATTGCAGGAACGAATGTATCTTTACAGTTCTCATCTTCTAATTCTAATATAACAATTTCTTCTTCAGATATAGATGTATCTTTAGCTAATTTAAAAAACAAATTATCTTCAAATCTTGGCACGCTTACTATCGGAGACTCAAATGATGTTGTAAAAATAAATGGTTCTCTAGAAGTCATCGGAACAACAACAACAAATAATGTTGAAGTAGTATCAACAAGTAATGGTGTTGTCTTTGAAGGTTCTGCGATAGATAATTTTGAAGGAACGTTAAAGGCGGGAACATTGAACGCAGATCGCACTTATATTTTACCAAATAAAGACGGCACAATCGCAATGACTGGTGACATACCTACAAACGTCAATCAATTAGTGAATGACGCAGGATATTTAACTAGCCACCCTAATATTTCAGCGGCAAGTTCGTCAAATAACAGCGGAAGAACTTACGTACAAGATATAACACTAGATAGTAATGGTCACGTAACTTCGATTGCAACAGCAACAGAAACAGTGGTCGATACAAACTTTGACACGACCTATTCCGCAGGAACCCATTTAAACCTAGACTCTACAACATTTTCTGTAAAAAGAGATCTTCGAGGGGCGGGAACTAATCCGAGCGAAGGTGTTTATGCTATTGGGCAAAATACTCAGAGTTATTTTATAATTCACGGTATTCTTGGGGGAATTAGTGCAGACACCTATTTAGGGGGAACGCATGTATCAAGATTAAAAGCGAATGGCGATCTTCACGTTGATGGAGATGTCGTAGCTTTTTCTACTGCGGCATCCGACGAAAAATTAAAAGATAATATAAACACCATAGATAATGCTCTTTATAAAGTAAATAAATTAAGAGGCGTAGAGTTTGAGTGGAATACAACCTCCAGAAAAGGAGAGAAAGACATAGGTGTTGTAGCTCAAGAGGTTGCAGAAGTTTTACCTGAAATTGTTCGCGAAAAAACTCCATGCGTTGGAGAGTTTTGTGAAAATACAGAAAAATATAAAACAGTAGATTATCAAAAATTAACAGCAGTTTTAATTGAAGCCGTAAAAGAGCTTTCTGCTGAAGTAGAAGATTTAAAGAAAAAATTATCTTGACTTTTATAGCTAAATTAGCTATAATTGTCGCATGGTAAAATTCGAAGAAAAAAATCTATTGTATAAAACCAAGTGTTATTTGGTTGGCCATATGCAGTATGTCAGTGGTCGTAATTGGAGAGAAGAAGTAACCGAAAAGCTAAAAACTTTAAGCATTACATGCTTCGACCCTTATAAAAAACCTTTTATTAAAGATGTCGAAGAAGATGAAGCTCAAAGAGTAGAAATGGAAACTTGGATGAAGACAAAGCAGTACGATAGAGTAACCGAAAGAATGAAAACTGTACGAGCATACGATTTAAATCTTGTCGATAGAAGTGATTTTATTATAGCGCATCTTGTACCAGAGGTAGCTAGCTGGGGAAGCGCAGAAGAAATCGTGACAGCAGTAAGAGAGAAAAAACCCGTCTTCGTCAGCATGGAAGGGGGTAAAACTAAAACTCCTTTATGGATGCTTGGTATGTTTCCGCATAAATATATTTATAATAGTATCGAAGAAATAGTAGAAATGCTACATGCTATTGATGCAGGAAGCAAACCCATTGATTCAGATCGATGGAGACTATTAAAAAAAGAATTCAGATGATAGAGACCCTAGCTTCAGCCTATTTCGAACTCTTTCCTGGAGACTGGCTATTTGGAGGAATAATTTCAACAGTTATTTATTATTTTAAATTCAAAAAAGACGATGATTTTTATGGATAAGCAGTATAAATATTCGGATATTGTACTCGTTCCTGAGTACAGCGAATGTTTAAGTAGGTCAGAATGCGGCACAAGCATCAATTTCTGCGGTTTTAAATTCAAGCTTCCAATTATTCCAGCTAACATGCAGTCTGTAATTAATATGGATTTAGCTAAATGGTTGAGTGAAAACGATTATTTTTATGTCATGCATAGATTCAACAATGACCTTGCTGATAATGTAGCTATTGCAAATGCAGAAAACTGGAAACTAATATCTTTTAGCGTAGGAGTTCAAGATCCAGATCAAGATAAAATATATAAAATAAAAAAACGCGGAGATGTTGTTGACTTTTTAACAATAGATATCGCACATGGTCATTCAAAAAAAATGATTGAGATGATCAAGTTCATCAAGAAAGAATTACCTAATACAAAAATTATTGCAGGAAATGTAGCAACAAAGCAGGCTGTTATTGATTTAGCTAATGCTGGCGCAGATGTGGTAAAAGTTGGAATTGGTCAAGGTTCTCCATGTACAACAAAAGATAAAACTGGATTTACATTACCAATGTTTAGTTGCGTTAAATCTTGCGCTAAAGTATATATCGGAGAAGATGAAAATAACTTACAAAAAGTTCCAATTATTGCTGACGGAGGAATTAAATGCAATGGAGATATAGCAAAAGCTATGGTTGCGGGAGCAGACATGGCAATGGCTGGAGGTTTGTTCGCAAGTTGTATGGATAGCCCTGCTTCAGTTGTAGAAATTAATGGAGAGTTTCATAAGGCTTATTTTGGATCAGCGAGCTACGAAAATAAAAAACATCGGAATCATATCGAAGGTAAATTAAATAAAATTAAAAACAACGGAATGACATACGAGCAAAAATTAAAAGAAATAAAACAAGATCTACAAAGCTCTATATCATATGCTGGAGGCAAAGATATTAATATTTTACAAAAAACCAAATATTTATATCAATAAGACTTGACATTTATATTTTTATATACTATAATCTTTCACATGAACAAAGCAACAGCAAAACAAATTCGTAAAATATTAAATTACGACCCAAACTTTTCTGATGCAACGCAAAAGCGAGTATATTCTCGCGCCAAAAAACAATACAACAAATTAAGTAAAGGAGCAAGACCTCTATTCTTGCAAGAATTGTATAATTTATATAATCAATCTAAATAATTATGAGTAATCAAACACAAGAAAAACAAGATTCAAAGTGGCGCAGTAGAGAGCTTGGAGCTCTTTGGGTGCGAAGTGGTAAAAGCCAGAAGTACCTTTCTGGAAGTATTAATGTTGAAACTATGCCTGGAGTTACAGAGCAACTTAAAGTTGTTGTATTTACCAATAAGGGTAGAGAGAAAAACGAAAAAGCTCCAGATTATGTTATCTATAGATCTGAAGAGCAAGCTCAACAAGATGTAGATAAGGTAGCTCAGGCTGCAGCTGAAGAAGTTCAGACCGCACAACCAAGTGTATCTAAAGATGAGGACATTCCTGAGGAATTGTTCTGATTGATCTTTAACATTTATGGGCGTGTACTGGATTCGATTTAAATTGAATTTGTATACTGCAAGTAGGAGTGTGTCTGGCTCCTTTAAAAGGCACAAACCATTACTCGGCAAAAATCTTAGTAATGTTGAAAGCTTCGCTCCAAAAAGCGAAGTTTTCGCTTTGGCAGCATAACGTCTGTCGCCTCGCAACCTTTGACGCAGATAGAAGGATTGCGGGGTTACCAATCTGCAAAACAGAAAAAGTTTTCTTGAATCACAAACTGTAAATAATTGAAACAAGAAGTTGGATGTTAATATCATAACTATAAAAAAAATTAACTAAACTTGTAGATGTATATTATTGAAAATTTAAAGACGGGAGTTCGACTCTCCCCACGTCCACCAATTTTTAAATGAATTTTTTTAAAAAACTAAAAAGCTTTCTTCCGATTAAAATAACGGGAGCTCAAAAAGAGAAAGAGAAAGAGAAAGAAGAAGATATATTTTATTTTATACTGCATAAATTAACCCAGCAAAAAAGAAATCTTAGCAATAAACCCCCCGACTTAAATGAAAAAGAATGGCTTGATGCAGTAAATATTATGATATTTGCATTTAGCGCAAAAAAAAATAATAGATTAAAATCTCGAGCAAGATCAAAAAGACAGCAACCAAAAATCCAGAAAGGATTTATGTTATTTCAACGATATATCAAATATTTATAATATGACAGAAGAATACGAAGAAGAAAAAGAAATTATTTTCGAGCCGGATGACGCTCTTATTTTAGCATTAAATGAAGTCAATAACTTGCGAGAATTAATGGAAGAGCAAAGTTCTGAAATTGAGAAGCTAAAACAAGACCTCCTTTCTTTAAAGAAAAATTCTTAAAAGCTTGACATACGTTAAGTTTTATGGCATAATAATGTCATATGAAAAAAATCTCATTAAACAAAGATGGTACTCCGCGCAAACGCCGTAATTCAGGCAAAAAAAGCGGTCTAGCTATTGTGTCCTTGTCGATTGACGAAATCCTAGAACTCGCATCGCAAGAAGTTTCCTCCGTTCCTGTTAGTGAAGATTGGGTCAAAGGGCGACTTTACGCAAATTATCTTGCGAATAAGAAAGTTTCCAATGATTTCTCAGATCTTCAATCAGTGGAAGACAAAATTGAATACGCTATTACATCTTTTGGCAATGAATAATTATTTTTCACACTTAATTGGCCAAGATAACGTTAAGAAAAAGCTTAACTTTTATCTAAAAGCTTATCACGCAACAAGCGTTTGCCCGTTTCTTAACTTGGTGGGAGCTAAGGGCTTGGGTAAAACTTTGTTTGCCAAAGAATTCGCAAAAAATCTTAACAATAAAGACGGAAGCAAAAGACCTTTCCTTGAATTAAATTGTTCAACAATAAAGAACAACGCTCAGTTTTTCGAGCAGGTCTTTATTCCGATCATTATGAATAATGAGATAACAATCTTATTCGATGAAGCTCATGCCTTACCTAAAGATTTAACTATGGCGTTTCTTACGATCTTTAATACAGAGAAGGCCAACACAAAAGAATTTGTATACGATGATCAAACTTTTGTTTTTGATTTCACCAAGCAAACTTTTATTTTTGCGACAACAGAAAGTGATAAGTTATTTCCGCCCTTAAAGGACAGATTGAGCACAGTTGATTTTGAGCAATATTCTTTTGAAAATTTGTCCGACATTATCAAACTTAATTGTGAAGGCGTTCACTTTACTAAAGATGCACTAGATGCTCTTTCCCTTACCGTTCGTGGTAACGCGAGAAACGCAGTAATGAGATCAAAAGAAATTGTTTTATATTGCGAGTCAGAGAATAAGAATACATTCGATCTTGACGATTATGCAAGTCTTACAGATTTACTAGGAATTTTACCTCATGGCATCACATGCACTGAAAAGCAAATTTTAGAGATCTTATCTGATAGGGGTAGTTGCAAACTTCAAACATTATCTGCGGTGACAGGTTTAAGCCCAACATCCTTGCGGAGGGATCATGAAATCTATCTTCTTAGGAAAAACTTCATTCAAATCGATGGAGAACGCAAGATCACTAATTTTGGTAAAAAATTAATACAATCATTATAATAATATAACATGAAAGAAAAACAAAAAGTATATGTCGTTACAAGGAATTCTAGGAGAACAGAAGAAAAGAACTACTCTAACAAAAAAGATGCTGACGCAAGAGCAGCTAAATTAGTAAAAGTTTTAAAAGAATGGAAAGATCCTGATCAAAAACGTGTAAAGGTTATTGAAACAGATAACCCAGCAAAAATACGGTAGTGTTAAACGAAAAATCTAATTACAAAAATATCTTTGAAGAATCAGCGTCTCAGCGCGGCTATATTCCCCGCAAGCGATCTAGTGAGGATGTAAACTGCAAAAATGTATCTCACATTCTCACAGGGAAAAAGAAAGACGGTGGCGCCATCAAAATTAAAGTTGACCTCAAGAAAATAAAAAACATAAAACAAGACCAGAACTGGTTATGGATTGAGTTTAAAAATGCAAGCGGCAGAGAAGGCTGGATACATGGTGACGCGCACTTTGTAGTTTTCGAGCGCAAAAAAGATTTTATTTTCGTAAACAGAAAAGAATTATTATCATGGATCGGATCTTCTAATAAAGTTAGATATGATTTACCATTTGTGAATCTAGCTAAAAAAGCCAAGTACAGAGTTTATAAACGTTCAGATAAAAAAGATGAAATTACCCAAATTAAAGTGGATGATATCAGAAATCTAAAGTCCTTTCAGATCTGGAAAAAACCTGATGGCGAATCAAGCTGAACTAGATAAAGCTTATATAAAAATGTCTAAAATTTGGGCTTCGCTTTCTACAGCAAAGAGGAAAAAAGTTGGATGCTTGATAGTAAAAAACGGAGCTATAATTTCTGATGGCTATAATGGCACTCCGAAAGGCTTCGATAATCAATGTGAAAGACAAGTACCTCATTTTTGCTGGACTCAAGAAGAAACTGCTCCAGAAGTTCTTCATGCAGAAAGTAATGCTATAACAAAGCTTGCCAAATCTACTCAATCTAGCGTAGGAGCCACATTATATACTACCGCCTCACCATGCATTGATTGCGCTAAATTGATTATACAATCAGATATTCTTAGGGTTGTATATAATGAATTGTACAAAAACTCACAGGGAGTAGATTTATTAAAAAAAGCAAATATATTAGTAGAAGCTTGCGAAATTTAAACTACCATCTGGCATGATAGAAGGTATTTCAATTATTATTATACTCATACTGTGCTATATTGTATATAGCAAACAGCCTCAAGACTTAACTGACGTAGATAAGTTAAGAGATGAAAATGAATTTTTAAAATTAAAATTAAATGAGAATAATCAAGAGTCAAAGCATAGAGAAGATAATTTAACAAAAATTATTAATGAATTGCAAACATCTATTCCTAAAGATAGAGAAGATTTTCAAAAGAGAAGCGATCTTCAGTCGCAGCAGATTAAAGAGCTTCAGGAGAGGCTTGATAGTGAGACTGAGGCTCGCAAGAAAGTTCTTTCGCAGAAGAAGAGCGGGGAGGTCAGGCTTGGACATATAGCGGAGACCCTAGCCCCCTTCTTGGATCAATTTGAATTTGACCCAGAGAGATGTTCTTTTATGGGTAAACCGATTGACTATATATCATTCGGAGATGATGAGATAACTTTTATAGAAGTAAAAAGCGGTAACGCACAATTAAATCAAAGACAAAGACAAATTAAACAACTAGTACAACAAAAAGCAATATCATGGAAAGAAGTGAGGATAAAATGAGTTTTGATTTATTAAAATTTCTCAAAGAACTTAAGGGTAAAAAAATTATCTACACGCCAAATCCAGGGAATGCGGGAGATAGCTTAATTGCTTCGAGCACTTTAGATATATTCAAAAAGATTAATTTAGACTTCGAAATCCAAAACCCTAAAAACAAATTTAACAAAAAAACAATTATCTATGGAGGAGGAGGGAATCTAATAGATAAATATGATAATTTAAGAAATTTTTTATGGAAAAATCTTAAAGATAATCGAATAATTGTTTTGCCCCACACATTTAGTCACTGCGACAAATTATTAAATCGCATAGGTAGTAATGTAACATTAATCGCAAGAGAAAGAGTTTCATTCGATTACATCAAAACGCATATGCGATACCCCGAGAATGCTTTGCTTTCAGATGACATGGCATTCCACCTTGATAATTTAGACTTCTACATAAATGAACCTAATGCAGGTATATGTAATGTCTTTAGGTTAGATAAGGAAAAGACAAGTGTTGATATACCTGACAACAATAAGGATGTATCAGCGGATTTTATTTTTAAACAGAATACTTTAAATGAAAGTCATATAAAAATTTCTGCAGATAATTTACTTCGCTATCTATCTAAATTCGAGGAGATCAATACAAATCGACTACATGTAGGTATAGCTGGCTCACTTTTAGGAAGAAAAGTTAATCTCTTCCCTAATTCATATTATAAAAACGAAGCGGTCTTCTCTTTCTCAATTAAAAATAAGTATAAAAATACATCATTTATAAATTAATGCAATGAAACTCAAAATCAAAAAATTAAACGAACGCGCAGAAATTCCTTTTTATGCGAAGGATGGAGATGCGGGTATGGATTTAGTGGCAACAAATCTTGTTCGAACAGGAAAATTTTCCGAATATGGAACAGATTTAGCAATAGAAATTCCTAAAGGTTATGTTGGTTTACTTTTTCCGAGATCAAGTATTTCAAAAACAGATCATTACTTGCGCAACTCTGTCGGAGTTATAGACTCTGGATATCGCGGAGAGATTAAATTACGTATGAGTATTCCTGCCTTGGGAGAAACTGAATATCTAATTGGAGATAAAGTTGGTCAATTAATTATTATGAAGCTACCTTGGGTAGAGATCGAAGAAGTAGACGAATTGTCGGAAACTGATCGAGGCGAAGGTGGATTTGGAAGCACAGGAAGTTAATTTAATAAATAATAAAAACATATATAGTCAAAGACCATGTCTTATAAAAATAAAGAAGAAAAAAAAGCATACCAAAAGGCTTATCGCGAAGCCAACAAAGAGAAAATCGCAACGCAGAGAAAAGTTTATTACGAAGCAAACAAAGAGAAAATCGCAGAGGCCAAAAAGGCTTATCGCGAAGCCAACAAAGAGAAAATTTCAGAGGCCAAAAAGGCTTATTACGAAGCTAACAAAGAAAAAATCGCAAAGCGAGGCCAAGCTTATCGCAAAGTCAACAAAGATAAAATTTTAGATTACCAAAAGACTTATCGTGAAGCTAACAAAGAAAAAATCTCAAAGCGAGACAAGGCTTATCGTGAAGCCAACAAAGAGAAAATTTCAGATTACCAAAAGACTTATCATGAAGCTAATAGAGAAAAAATCTTAAAACAACAAAAGTTGTATCGTGAAGCCAACAAAGAAAAAATTACAGATCAAATAAAAGCGTATCGCGAAGCCAACAAAGACAAAATTTCAGAGAACCGAAAGGCTTATTACGAAGCCAACAAAGACAACATCTTAGATAAGGTAAAGGTTTATTATAAGGGTAATAGAGAGAAAATTATAGAAAAACAGAAGGCTTACATGAAACAAAGGCGAGCAAAAGACCCCATTTTTAGACTAAAAATGAATTATAGACGATCTTGCCTCACAGCATTTGAATCAATAGGTCAGAAAAAAAACAACAAATCATTAAAACTTCTTGGCTTAAAGACATGGCAAGAATTATCTGAACATTTATCTAAACAATTTTACGATCACCCCGAAACAGGTGAAGAAATGACTTTTGATAATCATGGATTTTATGGTTGGCATATAGATCATATCATTCCATTATCCACCGCTAAAACCGAGGAAGACATAATTAAACTTTGTCACTATACAAATCTTCAACCCTTATGGGCAGAGGATAATCTAAGTAAAAATAATAAAATCCTTGACATTAAACCCAATATATGAGATAATACTAGCATGTTCAATATTAAATCAAAGTTAAAAAACAAAGTTAAAAAAAGTCAAGACCAACGTTATTTCGTAGTATACAAGAATGCAGAAGATGAGGTAAAGACTTATGAAATCGGTAGGCCTCAATTAGGAGATTCGTTTGGAAACAGAGAGGAAGAAAGAAACAATATTGGATTCAAAGCTTTTTGCTTTGGTCGCCAAGAAGTTCGTTCTTTTCGCCACGATAGAATCGTTTCTCTTACTCGCGCATCGTGAGAGGAGCTATTTTAAATTACTCTCTCAATAAATTTTGTCCTTTATTGATTATAGGGTTCTTACTTTTTTATAATTTCGGTTATGCAAAGTTTGAGCCCTATACCATTTTGGGCTTAGTTTATTTTATAGAGAAATTTAATTTCAATGTCGGATATTCTGTAGCTTATTGCGAGTGCCACGGAATAGATTTGAAAAATCAATAAAGTTCAAGCTTGACGTAGAACAACTACAATTTTTTTCAAAATGCTTAGAAGAATTATCTAAGCTTTCTGTAGAATTATTGCAAGCAATTAATAAAGTAAACAAAAACAATAATAAAAAAATTCTATCAGAGATAGAAGATGCAAAAAAGTATTTAAAAGAACTAAAGAGCGTGTTATTATAGGGTGTAATGACTAGAAACAATCTTTTTATGCCCGCAAACTTATTTAATATATCTCAGCCAAAAAATTTCCCCGAAAGCATTTACGCTGTAGTGGAAATTCCAAAAGGAACAAACGTAAAATACGAATATGATCATATTAATGGTTATTTTTTGTATGATAGAGCCCTGCTTAGTCCAATGATTTATCCTTCTAGTTATGGTTTTATCCCTCAAACCATGGCAGAGGATAATGATCCGCTAGATGTGCTTGTATATAATAGCATGCCTATCGATAGAGGTGTGGCGGTAAAATGCAGACCGCTTGGTTATTTATCCATGATAGATAATGGAGATGTAGATCATAAGGTACTTGCGATCCCTGAATCTCATATCAGGAAACACACATCCTTAGAAGATATAGATAATTTATTTCTACAGCTATGTGAAAACTTTTTTGCAAATTATAAAAGATTATCTAACCACAAACATATAGAAACAGAAACCTTCGGGTGGAAAGGTACAGAAGAAGCTTTAGATTTGATTAAAAAGTGTACTATTTAATATGCTAGCTATTTTACTATTATCAATTTTATATAGTTTTTGTGTTTACGAAAAGTATAAATGGTAAAAATTATGCCGTCTGCGCAGAATTTAATCATATTTTTATTTTTAGTTACTTCATGCGCCCACAAAAAAGATTTGAAACCCAAGAACGCTCTATTTCTGCAAAACAATAAAAACTGGAGCGCGGTATACGAGCGCGAACTCAAATCAGCCTTAGAAAACGAAGACCACGCTGCTTTTTATTTTTTTTGGCCAGAATACTTAAAAGCTCTAGAAGAGCAATAAAAATTAACGATTATTTGTGTATAAATGAATAATGAATTTTAAAACATTCTTCATAAATTTAAAAGATAACCCTCAGCCCTGGCATAAGGCTCAAAATTTATTTTCTCTTCTCCCCGAAGAGATGGGTGATACCTTAGAACGTATTTCAGCGATAGACACAAGGCAAAGCTTAGATATATTACAGCAATTCGGATTAACCTTGAACCCCGTTGGTTTAATGAATAATTTGCATTTTTCTCAAAATGCTGGGGAAGTTGGGTGTTTCCTTAGTCATTATACAGCTTGGAATAAAATTATCGAACAAGATTTAGATCTTGCATTAATCCTAGAAGATGATATCGTAATTAGTGATGCGTTAAATTTCTTAATCCACAATATAGATCTAGAAGATGTTGATTTTATTAACTTAAACGCAAGAAATTCATCTTTTAATTCATTAAATTTTTGCGGATCAGAAGCATATATACTCTCTAAACTCGGAGCGAAAAAGCTAATAGACTTAATCAAAAATTGCTCCGCAATGCAAGGCAACATTGAACCTGATTTTAATTTAGAAGAAAAACAAAAATTTAATTTTGAACTACAGAATTCAATTATAGCACCAGTTGACAAATTTCTCGGATACTGCACCTCTAATAATTTAAAGGACGAGATTAGACTTTCTTACCAATGTATTCCGATTATAGATTTATGTAAAATATCTTCTAGTCAATCTTCCGTAAATTCTGATTTTTCTCAAAAATCTTATACGGATTTTTCAAATGAAGAATTAGAATCTTTTATAAATTCAGATAATTTTCGTTTTTGGGATAAAAAATACTCAGTATCTTTGTGCATTTGCACTTTTGACAATTATCGACAATTAAAAAACACACTGCAATCTGCGCTTAATCAAAATTATAATTTTTTTGAAATAATTATACTGGATAACACTTCTCAAGAAATGTTGAAACTTAATCCGTATAAAGAAAATCGAAGGCACAAGCTTCTTCATTTTTGCCAAAACCAAGATAATATTAGATACATACATGAACCTCTAGCTAATCTCTCTAAAGCGAGGAACCGATGTATTGAAGTCTCTGAGAATGATTTGATTTATTTTATTGATGACGATGTAATTTTGGATAAAAACGCAATACAATCTATGTCTAAAGAATTTAATACGCATAATCTTGTGTCCGTAGTAGGGGGTAAAGTTTTGTCTGTATGGCCAAACGACGAAAAACCAGAGTGGCTCAATGAGGAACATGCAAAATATTACTCCGAAGTAGATCATGGAGAAAACAGAGTTTTAATAAATAGTCGTCGCGAATTAAATTTAGTTGGAGCGAATATATGTTTTAAAAAATCAATTTTTCAAAAAGTGGGTGACTTTGACCCAGCCCTTGGAAGAAGAGGGTCGCTACTTTTATCCGGAGAAGAGGACGACATGATTCAAAAAATCTTAAACATCGGAGCTTATGTCAAATATTCTCCCGCTCCCATTGTTCACCACATCATTAACAAGGAAAGGTGCGACAAACAATGGTTAAGAAAACGAATTTTTTGGCAGGGTATCACTGGAAAATCCCTCGGAATAGAAATGTCTTTTGATAAATCTTATTTAAGAAAAAATATCAAGTCCCTATTTAAGGAAGGTTGTGATTTTTCCACGCAAATAGAATTAATTTCTCAACTGACCAGCTTTCTGTCTCAAGGAGGACTTCAAGAAGAATTTATGTATACAGATTTTAAAAAAGCTTTCGTGATCTCTATAAATGAAAATAAACTTAAAAAATACAAAAACATAAATTTTATAGAACCTTTTGTGGGCATTGATACTAGAAAAAATTATAAAGAAATTGTATCCCAATATGGATTTAAAGAAGAAGTAGAGCCTAAATGGCAAGAGCATTTTTACACAAAGAGCGGAGGTAATGGGCCAGGTGCTTTTGGATGCTCTCTGAGTCATTTTATGTTGTGGAAAAGCATCTCGCAGGAAAAAAATAACAATGATTGGTTTCTAATATTAGAAGACGATGCCTGCGTGGAGGATGTAATTGAATTTTCAAAAAATCCAAAAATTGATTTTAATGACTTTGACCTTATTAACCTCAACAACAGACCCAAACCATGGAAAGAGTTCGATGGGTCTGATGCTTATTTAATTAAGGTGGAAACTGCAAAAAAAATAATAGATTATTGTGGAGACGAAATTATTGCTCCAGCAGATAAAATTCTATTTGACCCAAATTATTTTCGCGGTCAATATGACATAAAATACTTTCACCACAAAAGCATAGGAATGGCAGAAGACTGGAAAGACTCTAGCTTACAATAATGAAAATTCCAAAAATAATTCACTATTGCTGGTTTGGCAAGGGTCAAAAAAACGAACTGATTAAAAAATGTATCAATAGCTGGAAAATTCATTTGCCAGACTATAAAATTATAGAGTGGAATGAAGATAATATTTATGAAACTCATCCGTACCTAGAAAGCTGCCTGATCAATAAAAATTGGTCAAACGCATCAAATTATTGGAGGTGCGAATGCCTTAAAAAATTCGGCGGTATTTACTTTGATACAGATGTAGAAGTTTTTAAAAGTTTTAATTCACTTCTTGATGACAAATGTTTTCTTGGATTTCAGGTATCTGGACTAGATCACCTCAATAAACTGAGCTCGCTCGGATTAGATGCTGATAAAGAATTAGTTAATGGCGCGATAATTGGGGCTCAAAGAAATCACCGTTTTATAAATTTACTCAAAGAATATGTGATTAATCATTTTGACGGAACAGAAAATTCCAATCTCTCTGGGCCATTCTCAACTTCAGAAGTTTTAAAGTCTATTGGTTTAGATCTTTTTGATACATCCTCTTTAGGCGAAGGCGTAAAAATTTACAGCAATAAGTTTTTTTACCCAACGCCTTGGTGGGAGAGAGAGTTTGACGCCAAAAAAGATTTGTATAAAGAAACTTTTTGCGTCCATCACTGGACGCATCTCTGGTAATTTTACTTAACATATTATGAAATTAAAAAACAAAAAAAAAGCACTAGTAACGGGAGGAGCTGGATTCATAGGCTCTCATGTGGTAGAACAACTTCTAGACTTGGATTTCAAAGTTGTTGTGGTTGACAACGAATCTTCGGATGTCCATGATCATTTTTATTGGAGAACTAATACCGAGAACCATAAGGTAGATATTTGCGATTATGAAAAATTCAGCCCTTTATGCAAAGATGTAGAAGTAATTTTTCATCTCGCTGCAGAAGCCAGAATTCAACCAACTTTAGTTAATCCTATATTGGCCGCACAAAGTAATACTGTAGGCACCTGTTGTGTTCTTCAGGCTGCTAGAGAAAATGGAGTTAAAAGAGTAGTATATAGCTCAACCTCTTCCGCCTATGGATTAAAAAATCCTTGCCCGCTCAAGGAAGATATGCCAAAAGATTGCTTGAATCCTTATTCAGTGACCAAAACTTCAGGCGAAGAGCTGTGTAAAATGTATACTAATCTTTTCGGCCTTGAAACGGTTTGTTTCCGATATTTTAATGTTTACGGGGAAAGGCAACCCTTGAAAGGGCAATACGCTCCACTTATAGGTATATTTTTTAGACAAAAATCAGAAGGGAAACCCATGACTATTGTTGGAGACGGAACGCAAAGAAGAGACTTTACTTATGTTAAAGATATTGCTCGTGCAAATATTTTGGCCGCAGATTTAAGCAACAAAAAAGTTGTGGGCGAATTAATGAACTTAGGCACAGGAACTAATCACTCTGTTGTAGAAATTAAAGATTTAATAGGTGGCGATTTTGTACATATTGAAGCCAGGCAGGGCGAAGCTAAAGAAACTCTTGCAGATAATAATAAAGCAAAGCAACTTTTAGAATGGGTTCCCAAACAAGACTTTGCAGAATGGGTTCATCAAAACAAACCAAAATAATGTGAAAGATTGCAAACAAAAAATAATTAAAAAAAATTTTTCATGTAATCCGAATCAAGATTCAATCACGTTAATTTGCGTTTTTAGAGACGAAGAGCTATTAATACCTCATTTTATAAACTATTATGAAAAAATGGGGGTTTCTCATTTTATTTTTATAGACAATTCATCAATAGATAAATCTATTGAAAAAATTTCAACTCACTGCACCAAAGATTATAGAATTGTAGAGAGAGTAGGAAATTATTCTCAAGCGAACTTCGGGGTGGATTGGGCGACAGAGGAGTTAGATTTATTTTGCAAAAATACTTGGTGCGGAGTAGTAGATATAGATGAATTTATTTTACTTCAAAACGATGCAAATTTTAATCAATTAAAAAAAGAAATGCTCGCCTCTAAAGCGAATGTTTGTGAGTTTATTTTGTGTGAATTTTATCCGAAGTCTTTTCCTAAAAATGTCGAACCCTTTGATCCTTTCATCCACTCTGATTATTATGACAACTTCTATAATCCCGATTATTTTTCAACTAGATTCTATAAAAAAACTAATAAAGGTTCTTTTGGAATCTGGGGTGGACTCAGGAAGCGTATATTCTCAGAAACAATTTCAGAAAATAGAAAATACTGCTTAAACAAAAAACTTTTTTTTAATTATGATTTTTACAATCACTGCAAACTTTCAGCGGGAATGCATTGGCTAGACGACAAAAATGAACAAACAACTAATCAAAAAATCAAATATTTTGAGCATAAAAAAATAGTGGCGCATTTTAAATTTGTAAAACCTGATATAATAAATTTCTTTAAAAAACGAATCAAAAGAAATCAAGATTGGCAAGGTTGCGAAGAATACAAAAGCTATGTAAAAAATTTTCAAACCTCCTTCTTCAAGGACGGGTTCAGCGAATCATTCCGCAATGTTAATGAATTATATCAAAAAACTTTAGACCCTTTAATGAATTATTTACCGACAGAAGATATAAGCAAATTTTCTATACAAGAGATTAAACCGCATGAATAAATTAAAAGAAAAAATCGTATACATACATATCCCCAAATGCGCAGGAAATACTTTCTTCAGAGGTCTATCTGAGGCGAAAGATACTAAATTAGCAATGATGCAAGATTCGGTTGCGATTTACAATAGCACACAAGCTATTTATCCACACAACAATAGAGATGAATTTGAGGCGCAGCTTCTTTTGACCAAGCAAACCTTACTTTCTTTTCATTTATTTCAGCCACACGAATTAATAGGGGGGCATTTTGTATTTAGTCCGATGATCTATAATAAGATGAAACATAGGGTTAATTTTTTCACTACGCTAAGGCACCCTAAAGAAAGATTAAAATCTCATATAACCTATTTACTTCTAGGCCACCCATTAAGAACAGGTAATAGGAAATTAGTTGAAAGCTTTTTAAATGGCGAGTTAGATATAGAAAAAGCGGTGTGGAATATTTTGCTCGGAGAGGAAATGGTTTGGTTGGCGAAATCGCAATCCTTATATCTTGGCGGACTTAATGATCGAGGGAAACCTGACTTGCAAAACTGCACATCAAATGCAATGAATAACCTTCATCTGTTCGATCTTGTAGGATTAACCGAGAACCTTGATGAATTTGCGTTAAAATTTTATAAAAAATTCAATAAAAACTTTTCAATTTCATATTTGAATACGATAAAAGAGTCTAGCGAAAACAGCCCTTTAATTAAGAAGATTCATGATATAACAGATAATGATATTACGGCTAGAGATAAACTTGAGGAACTAAGCAAACAAGATATGATCTTGTATGAATACGCCCGTAAAGCAAATCTATCTTAGATTAATATTTTACTAACCCATATATATCAATCCTAATTTTTCAGATATTGCTACTTTTTCCGATTTAGACATGCTGCAGAAAAAATTAGTAACATACTCCTGAATCCTTATTTCTCTTTTCTCTGGAGAACCATTAACCCAATCAAAAGTCAAAGAATGGGTTACATTATGTATTAAATAATTTTTGATTTCTTCATCCAGCAATTTACTATAAATTTCAATTTTTTCTTTTGTTGTCATGCTTTCGTATTTCATTTTCGCTTCTAACATGCACCCCGTTTTTCTCAAAACTTCCGAGGAAACTTGTGAAACCACAACGCATTCTTGATACAAATAATCAAGCACCATTTGACGCTCTTTTGTTTTTAGCATATTAATATATACACTATCATTCATTTAAACTTGACAATTTCAAAGGTCTAAGCTATAATATGGCTATGTTCGAAGATGGTATAGCAAATGAATTTGAAGAAGCTCATCAAAAAGGATTGAACCGCGGATTCGATCTTGGATGGACTTATAAAGGTCAGTTTGATCGATCAATTATTCGTGGTCACATCGATCAACTCAACAAACAAGAGAAAAAAGTGTCTGATCCAGAAACAATATTGAGAATACTATCTCAAAAAGATATTCTACGTCAAACTTTGAGAGACATTGAAGGTCATCCCTGCAATAGAGAAAAAATATATAAATGAATAACTATACATTAGATATTTCTAAAGAAGAATGGATACAGGCTTTTGTCAATGAATGGGTCTTGAAGTGGTGCAAAAAAAATCACCCAGAAGTTTTCGAGCAAGCAAAACAAAAGTTATCTGAAATTTATGATGAAAAAACTACTAATACTATTGATTAGCATAGCATTTTACGGCTGCAATGTAACAAAAAGCAAAAATAATACTATAAGCAAGTATATCCAAGGGCCAATTAATGAAATACAAATTAATCCTGTACCACAGCCTTTTCATATGACGCACCCTTATGTGATCTGGGTGAATGGCGAAAGACTACCTATGTCCAGGCAAGATATTATTTTAGTTGCCAACGAATTTAATCTATCATTAGAGCCGCCAGAAGATACAGCCGAATTACACAATGGGGATGGCTGGCAGAATTTAGTACGATTTAAATAGACTTGCTGAAGATCTTTGTGTATATATATTGCATGAAGATAAAAACAACCAATACCTCTTATATTGGGTTGCCAATATGCCCAACGAGTTTTTTTAATACATCAACCGTCAATATAACTATTGATTGGGGAGATTCCACAACAGAATCATTTTCTTCACTAAGTGATAGTAATATCACTCAAGTAAATGATGGCTCTGGCAATGTAATTGCAAATATTTTCTGTCACAACTACTCATCTGCAGGTATTTATACAATAACCATTACTGGAGGTTTTGGAAGTGTTGGTAATGAAAAGTTGGCCTTTGTCCAACAATCAAAACAATCAAATGGAGATGCAGAAGATATTTCTGAATCTTTAGGAGACGCGTCTCTTTCAAAAATTACAGAAATAGAGGGTGGGTCTAATTTCTATATACATGGACAGGGCGACTTTAAAGGTTTCACTAATTTGACAAAAATAGACGACGGGGCATCCGCCTTGCTTTCAGATGCTCCTGCCTCGTCAATTGTTTTAAGCTCTAATTCAAGTGCAACCATGCTAATGGATAAAACTTTTGAAGATTGCTCCTCTCTGACAGATATTGATTTTGTGCCCGAAAGCATGACAAGCGCTCAATATACTTTTAAAAATTCATCTTATTCACCTGATCCATTATGGAAAATTCATGACAATTGGGATATGTCAAACGTAGTCAGCACAA